GGCCGGCGCCTGGGCCAGCGCCTGGGCCAGCGCCTGGGCCAGCGCCTGGGACAGCGCCTGGGCCAGCGCCTGGGACAGCGCCAGGGCCAGCACCAGGGACAGCGCCACAAATGAGCAGATCGAATGGGTTGCCGTGCGGTTGTCCGCCGACCGCCATAACACAGCGGAAAGAAGGGCAGGGCGATGATGCCGACCGCCGACCGTCAGGCCCTGCCAAGTATGCCCGATGGAGTTACCCGTCACACAAGGCAAGGAGCGAACGGCTGCCTTGAATGGGCAGGCACCCAGGACAAGGGGGGTTACGGGCGGCGTCGCAACCTGCCCGACCTGGCTGCGCGCTTGGCCGTGTTGGAGGCGGATGCTCCCCTTGCCGGCCGCGACCGCATGCGACGGTTGCGCCAGCGGCTGGGCCAGTTGGAGCGCACGCGTGCGCAATCGTGGATGCGGGAATGGGCACAGGAATGGGATAACGTCGCCTTCGCTCTGGCGCGGTTGGAGGTGGGGCGCAATGCATGACCGCGTCATTCACGATTCGGTCCTTACTGACCTGCTCTGCGATGCCGATACCGCCGCCTGGCTGCAGGCTCACGGGACGGACCCACGCGCGGGCTACGTCGTGTCGCAGCCGGTGCGCTACCGCTACGTACGACCGCAGCACGGTCACTACCCGCCGACGTTGCTCCGGTTCAGTCGCCGGGAACGGCTGGCGGCCTGGTGGCGGCGCGTCGATTGGTCGGCGTGGTTTGGCGTCATCGCTTCACTGGCGTTTATCGCCTACTTGGTTTGGGAGGCGGTGCGATGACCACGCAACGCCACGGCGACTACTCGGCTTCGCTCGTATTGGACCAGGAGGGGCCGCTGACGGATGACCAACTCGCCTGGCTGGACCGGGTGCGGGCTGTCAGGGTTACGTCCGGCGATCTGTCCGACCGGCTACTGGGCCTTGCCGGACTGTGCGAGCTAGCCGAGGCGCACCCAGAGTTCGTGCAGCCGGCGAGCGTGCTACGCCGGGTACGGGACCGCCTACGCGCGCTGGCAGGGGAGGTCGACGGATGAAGCAAGGCATCGTATCCCTATTCCGCTCCTCACAGAAGTGGCAACCAGCGTCGGATAGCAACGGCGTTGCGCTCCCTATGTGCGGGAAGCACAAACCCGCTTACGTGCGAGTCAGGCAGAGCATGAGCCAGCGAACCACTACATACCAATGCTCCGAGTGCAGCGCGACCTACGAGATAGTAGAGGTGCCATCGTGACCGGCGTTGACCATCGCTACGCCACCTCACGCGGCCTTGCTATCTGGCATGTAATCGATATGGCCGGCGAACTGCCTACAGCGTTTGCGCCCGCGTTGTGCGGCGCCCGCCCTGGTGGCGGGACGTGGATTGGGTACGTCGGGACGGTGCCTGGCGGGCAGCAGGCGTGCGCGGAGTGCGAGCGGCTGGCGGTACCGGCATGAGCGCGCAGTTGAGCATCCGACCAGTCCCCCAACTACATCGCCATGCAATGCGCTTCTACCGGCCACCGGAGCTGCTTGGGGTTCAGCGTTGGGAGGGTCAAAATGCCCTTTAGTCAAAGTCAAGAGGCGCTGCTCACCGCGCGCATTGATGAGGCGCGCGTCCACACCCGCCGCAAGCAGGGGTTGGAACTGCGCTACCTGGAGGGGCACGACGTCATTGACGCCGCCAACGAAGTGTTCGGGTTCCACGGCTGGGGCTACACCGTCACCAAGCTGGAGTCCCAACAAGGTGTCTGGATCGCCACACTGCTCGTGACGGTCAACGCCGGTGGAGATCCGGTGATGCGGGAGGACGTGGGGGTTGGCATCGCTGCTATCCCGCGCGACAGCGATCAGGTATCCCCTGACGCCAACGAGACCGCCATCAAGGGAGCGGTCACTGACGCCTTGAAGCGGGCGCTGCGCACCTTCGGAAACGCCTTCGGCAACAGCCTCTATGACAAGGAGGAGAACGCCGCCGCCAATGCCGCCCGTCAGAACGGCAACGGCGAGGCGGTCAGCCAGGCGGCGCGCACCGCTCAGCAGCCTGGCGGGGACGTTGGGGAAACCCGCCTTTGTCCGTCCTGTGATGAGCCGATGAGCCTGCATAGCGGCACCACCCGCGACGGCCGGCCGTATAGCGCCTACTTTTGCTCCGCTAAGTGCGGCCAGAAGCCGATCTGGCTGGCCGAACGCAAGGCGGATGTGCCGGTAGTCACGCAACAGCAGGCGCCAGCACAGGCGCGCATCATGGAGGCGGCAGACACGGTGAAAACGCAGGCCAACCCTGCCGACCGCATCCTGACGCCGACGGAGACCAAGGCGTTTCGTCAGGACGTGACCAACATCTTCCGTCAGGCGGGCTGGCGGGATGAGGAAGTGCGGGCAGCCGTAGCCGAGCGCATGACGGCGCTGGGCCTGGCAGATGTGACCGCCGTGACCCTGCGCGGCGCGGCGGACCTGCGGCAGTGGGCGACCGCGCATGCGGCGGGGGGCGGGCCAGCTCCAGCCACGGCGGCAGAGGCGGCGGCAGACGCGGCGTTTGAGGAGCTGGGGGCGGCATCCGCATGAGCGCTGTCCCCGATACCCTGACGCCAGCACGGCCCCCGATACTCCGACCGCCCTGGGCGCGTCTGTTGACCGCCTTCCGTGTGTCGGCAGAGATGAGCCGCTGGGAACTGGCGCGCGGCTGCCGGAAAGCCGAGAAAACCATCGGCGTGTGGGAAGACAGCGCGCCGTACCCGCCTGACCCCATGCACCTGCTCGACCTGGCCGATGCGCTCGGCCTGGATCAGTACGACACTGACCGCTGGCTAGTCGCGGCAGGGTACGCGCCTTCCTATTCGAGCGATTGCACCGTGCGGCAACTGGTGCGACTGCTCAGGCAATCGCCGGAGCCGGTGGTGCAGACGCTTAGAGCCCAGATCGCCGCGAGCTATCACGTGCTCGTGTTGGACGGGGACGGCGTGAGAGAAGCTGCGGCAGTGGCGCGGGAGGGGCAGGGATGATGCGCCACCTTTCGCTATTTTCCGGGATCGGTGGCATGGACCTGGCTTCGGAGGTGGCCGGCTTCCCTACTGTCGCCTTCGTTGAGCGTGACGCCTTCTGCCGGCGTGTGCTGGCGGCGCATTGGCCGGGAGTGCCTTGCTATGACGACATCCACAGCGTTACCGCCGAACGACTGCGAGACGACGGTATCGGACCTATCGACATCGTATCCGGGGGATTCCCCTGCCAGCCTTTTAGCGTTGCTGGTCGGCGTGCTGGTACAGGAGACGACCGACATCTCTGGCCTCAAATGCTTCGCATCGTCGGAGAGTGCCGACCCCGCTGGGTGGTCGGTGAGAACGTCAGCGGGCTACGGAGTATTGACGATGGACGGGTGTTCGGCGCCATTGTCGCGGACCTGGCCGGAATCGGGTATCGCGTTGGATGGACGAGCCTACGCGCTTCCGACGTTGGGGCGCCACACCGACGCGAACGAGTGTTCATCGTCGGACACCTGGCCGACACCGCAGGCGCGAGACGGGGATCAGCGCGGTACGCAGAGTCAGGCGATACGTCGGGATCAGGGGCATGGGATCACATTGCCAGAGACGATGCACGACGTACAGCCGGGCCGACTCAACCCGGCGTTTGTCGGGCAACTCATGGGATTCCCCGACGACTGGTTGAGCATCCCCGATGGCCTGCCCGCCCCGGCAACGACCAGGCGCCCTGGGAAGCGCCGCGTACCGTGACGGAGCGCATACCGGAGCGAGCGGCAAAGTTGCGCGCGCTGGGCAATGCATGCATTCCGGCACAGTGCCTACCCATATTCCAGGCTATCGCTGATGCGGAACGGTCCCTGGTATGACCCGTCGCACCCTCGCCGCGCTGCTGCTCGCCCTGGCCCTGCTGCCGGCAACGCCTGCCGGGGCACACGGCGGCTACCTGGCGAACGTATCCGCCTACTGTGACCAGGGATGGACGGCCTCCGGGCGGTGGACGGCCTGGGGCACGGCGGCGGGGGCGTCCTGGCTGCCGCTCGGCAGCATCGTCGCCGTCAGTTCGTATGGGGACGTGCTCGTAACGGATCGTGGTGTTCCGGGCTTATTCGACCTGGATTTAAGCATGCCTGGGGATTGCGGGGCGGCATGGAACTGGGGACGCAGATGGTTGCCGATAACGGTGTTGAGATGGGGCTGGGGGAGCTGATGGAATCTGACGGCGACCCGTTGGTGCTGTCGATCACGCTAGAAGGCCTGGCAGCGGCGGTGTTCCGGCAGGCGGCGCGGGCCCTGGCTACGGATCACGAGACGGTCGCAGCCTACTTTCTGGGGCTGGGCGCTGACCTGTGGATGAAGGGCCGCACGACGGAGCGCGTGAGCCGGCAATCACAGCCGGAACGCCAGCCCATGCTGGGGCTGTACGACCGAGAGGAGGCGGTGTAGGTGCCTATCTCCGCCCAACTGCGTTTGCTTTACCCGCTTGATTGGCGCGAGATCAGCGACCGCGTAAAGGAGCGCGCGCACTGGCGCTGCGAGCGTTGCGGCCTGACCCACGGCGCATATGGCTACCGCGATCGGCGCGGCGGCTGGTACGCCGTCAGTGGCTATGACGGCCTCGGCTGCGAGCCGGAGCACAAGATCATCCGCGTGGTGCTCACGGTGCATCACATCGTCGCCCTGGCCGACGGGGGGAGTAGTGAGGACAGCAACCTGACCGCATTATGCCAGTTCCATCATCTGGCCCTCGATGGGCCCCTTCATGCACGGAACGCCGCGATTACGCGGGCCCGGAAACGACAGGAACGGCAAGGGGCGGTGGGGCAGAAGGCGTTCGATTTGGCCTTCCTGGACGCACCCGCGGCGTCTCCATCCACACCAAATAACCCGCAGCCTTGCGAGAAAGGGTAGGCACGTCTTGGTGAGGATACATCAACCCGTAAAGTCGCCGAAGCGAATCCTGTTGCTGGACTGTGATCTTCCAGAGACCAAGCGCCCTTCCGTTCCGCTCTTGCCATCCGGCGGAAAAGCGTATTTGGTTCGCGCTGAGATAGGAAGTGATTCCAGCCAACAAAAGCGGCGCAGCCCCGCACCACTGTACCGAAAGGTCTGGTACCTGCTGCCCTGGGCGACGCTGGTTCAACAGTACCGATCCGTCGCCGTCGAGCAATCCCCTGAGAAAGTGCCCTTCCAGGCGGGGAGGAAGTTCGGGCCAAGGTGCCGTGAAACTCTTCGCTTCCGTCAGACCCAACGACCGAAGGAACGCAGCGACCGCGCACGACGTAAATACGACTCGCAGCGCTCCCCCGCCATTCTTCAGGCGAATTCCGTTTGGTTGGTCGATCAGTGCGGCAACCAGTTCTACGATCTGGGAATCCTTCGAGCAAATTTCGACCGTGTTCCCGAAGAGGCAACCATCACTCCAGATCAGTCCAAGCACCCATGCGAGTTCGTCGGACCAGCGGAAAAAGAATTCCTCATTGAACGCGTAGAACCCGTCTGGTCGGGTGAGACCCGCAGCACGACGGCGGCGGAAGCGCGTCCTCTTGCTCATTGGTTCCCCATCGGGAATAAGCAATGCTGCGCTCGGACGGTTCATGAACGTAGCGCACCGCTGACCACAGAAACGTCCGGACGGGTTGCCCTTTTGCCGTTGGTATGGCTGGCCGCAGTAGGCGCATTGGTACGTCACCATCGTTTTCATAGAAACATTATAGCACCATTACCACCTTATAGCCGATTTCCCCACCTTGGCCTTGATGGGCCGCTACACGCGCGCAACGCGACGGCGACCAGGGCGCGCAAGGAACGGGAGCGGCGGACGGCAGCGGGCCAGGAGGCGATGGCGTTATGACCGACTTCTACATTGTCGGCGCTGGCGTCGTCCCGGTCGACCGCAACCCGGAGCGCATCGCCTGTGTGCTGTGCGGCGACGCGGGCAGGCATCGCCGGCTAGAGACGGTGATTGGCCCCGTCTGCGGCGCTTGTTTTGAGGCGGCGGCGCCGGAGAGCGCACCGTACTACGCCGACTGGCAGCGCGCCGGAGAGCGCGACGCCGAAGCGCGGGAACGGCAGCGGCGGAGGTCACAGCAGGCAACGCGGCGCAAGGTGGTACGCCTGTGAGCGCGCTCCAACAGCGCTATAACGTGCAGACCGGCGCTGCCGCTGAGGAGCAATGGTGCAACGAGCTAACCCGCCTAGGCGCCGTTGCCTGGCGCGTAAACGCAGGCACGAGTGCGCGCTGGAATACCGACATCTTTGCTTGCTTCGATTGCATCGGCCTCACCGCCGGCGACGTGCTCTTCTGTCAAATCAAGGCCACGGCGCGGGAACCGTGGCCGCCGGCCCCCATCTGGCGCGCGCGCTTCCTGGCGCTGCCCCATCCGCCGGGGATCAAGTACCTACTTTGCTGGCTCACCCCAGACAACCCGGCAACGTGGCGCGTGTGGCGACTGCTGAGCGATGGGACGCGGCTCGAGCTCGCGTGGCCGCCGGCGGGGGTGACGGCGTGACCCTACTCGCCCTGCGGCTGGCCGGTGAGCAGGCGGTGTTCCAACGCGGCGCTGACCTTTGCCGGATCAAACAACAGCCGGCGCCGGCTGTGGTACGGCTTGCGGGCATCGACGTAGGGTATCTGGCCGGCGTCCGCCAACCAGTACACAGTGCTCACCGGCATATCGAAACGTGCGGCGATCTCCTTGGCGCTCATCAGTCCATCCTCTCTTGCTTCCATATTCGCAAGTCTACCGTATCACCGGACTTGCATACTACAATACTAGAATGTTATAATCCCGTAGTGCCGTACCGTTATGAACAGGAGCGAGCGTGAGTGCAGAGCCTGAGATACAGACGGTACGCGGATACCTGCGCCTCGTGAGTGAGACAACCGACGGCTACGATGCGCATGAGCCGACAGCGGCTGAGATTGCCGGCGGCGCGGCGCATGCCCGGTTGCCTGGCACGGTGCTCGACACTCGCCTGTCAACGGGGGCAAAGCTGGTCTACGCGGTGCTCCAGCGCCACCTTGGAAAAAACGAGGAGTGTTTCCCCGCGCACGGCGTCATCGCCGCGCAGGCGTCATGCAGTGAGCGATCGGTGCGTACCTACGTTGCCGAGCTCGAGCACGCCGGGTTCGTCCGTCACACCCAGGGCGGCACCGCACGCAACCGATACCGGCTCTACCCGAACGGAACAGCGGCAGAATCCGGCAAATTCTGCCGCTTGAATCCGGCAACGGTTGCCGGATTCAAGGGTGCTCAGGAACCGAATCCGGCAAATTCTGCCACCGAATCCGGCAACGGTTGCCGTCCGAATCCGGCAAAAAACGACATGCACATTAAGGTAGAACCAGAACCAGTTAACCAGAACCATGAACCAGTAATTCAGCAGCAGCATGCGCGTGCGCGCATGGCAACGTCCTCGACACGAGCAGGCGGTGATGCGGCAGGGTCTCGCATCCTGCAGCCGGAAACGGCGGCGGCATCGCCAGGGGTGCAAGTGATTCTGACGGCGTTGGGTCTCCTCGGTACGGCCTCAGAGGTACGCGCCCTCGGCGCAATCCTCGACGAGTTCCCGCACGTCCACCACGCGAGTGTGGCGGCAGTGTGCGCGGACTGGTGGCTGCGGAATCATCACCGTCCGGCGAGCGTTTCGGCCTATCGCAACTGGTGCAAAAAAGAACCGAGGGAGGAAGCAGAGCATGGACCACAACGGGGGGCCGGTCTTGCGGCGGCGGGGGCCGCACCGGCAACAAACCAGCGGCCTGATACAGATCGGCCAGACTCAGGGATTCGCGGCGCTCCTCGAGGAACTGCGTCGCCGCCACCCGAGTCCGCCAACGCGCGCGGATGGCGAGAGCACCAGCAGCGATTCAAGGCCGCCAACCGGCACATCCTCGAAGAACTGGTGCCCGTTGTGCCACCGGCCGACGCGGGGTGAGTTGCGCCACTGCCCTACTTGTCATTTCGACGTAGCGGAAGGGGCGCACGGCTGGGTTGTTGCGGAGTCGCCGACAGATGCGCAGCATGAGCGACCGCGGGCTATGCTGCCGTGCCCGACGTGCCAGGGGACGGAAGGCTATGAGAACGCGCGGCGCCGCGTGGCGTTTCAGTCACTCCTTGCGGACGCGCAACTGCCACGCAATAGCGAAACGTGGGATCTCGACAGTTACCGAGCGTGCATCGGCGGAGAGGTAGAGAAGGTGGAGGCGCTGCGGATAGCAGCCGCTTTCGCACGCGGCGACCTGGGACGCATGGACCCACCGATGCGTAATCTCTACCTCTTTGGTCCGCTAGGAACCGGCAAAACCGGGCTAGGGGTGAGCATCCTTCGGGCGCGTCTGCATCAAGGTCAGGCGGGCGTGTATTACACGTTGCCGGACCTGCTCGACCGTATCCGGCGCACCTTTGAACGGTCGGCAGGCGAGGCGAGCGACGATACCGATACCCTACTGCGCAAGCTCCGAGACGTCGACCTGCTGGTGTTGGACGATGTAGGGGTAGAACGGCCAACTGCCTGGGTGCTCGAAAAGCTCTTCCAGATTCTGGACGGGCGGATGCGCGGCGAGCGGGAAACCGTGTTCACCAGCAACCTCGACATGGTGGCGTTGCGGGCGCATCTGGGCGAGCGCGTCACGGAGCGGGTGATCTACCAGACCTGGGACGTAGAGGTAGGCGGGCGAAACCTTCGCTACACGTCGGCATTGGCAGGCATCACGTCCAGGCACGCCAATGGGGCCGTGCGATGACCACCCTGCCCATTGAGGTGCCGACCGCCGCCGCCATCCTGGCCGCCGTGGACACCTACGGGCGGGCGGAATACCGGCGGGGGCAGCCGGTGGCGCACAGCCGCGACATCGCCGTGCGGGGGCTGGAACGGCTGCAAGCGTACGATCGCCTGCGGTGGTTGATCCTGCGGGCGTGGGGAGAGAAGGGAGGGGTGGGGCAACGATGAGCGCGCAACCAACGCCGACCACCGCTCCGGCGTCCTGGACGCCAAACCAGGACGCCGCGCTAGATCGTGTGCCCCTCTATCGCCCGCCTGAGCAGGTAAATGATCTGCCCATTGAGGCTCCGCTGTTCGGCGTGCGCCATTGCGTAGATCGCGTCGTGCAAATCGCGCGGCAATCGCAGCATCAACCGGACCACCAACTCTGCCATTCCGCCAGGATACACCATCTCAATGCCCTTTCGCCACTATGGTGCTATAATGATACCATTGTGGTGTCTCATGAGAGGGCGAGATTGGACAGGTACAAGAGAACGCTCGTTGAGCGCGCATGTGCGCAGTGCGGGAAGCAGTTCATTACCCGCAAGGATGCCGTAAGTCGGGGGTTGGGGAAATACTGCGGGCAGCCGTGCTATTTCGCCGCGAAACGTGTCCCGCTTTCCGAAAGATTTTGGCCCCGCGTTGATAGATCGGGTGGCGTCGATTCCTGCTGGTTATGGACGGGGGGAAAAGACCCGAGCGGCTATGGGCAAACCAGCGACGGGAGACGCCACCTGCTCACCCATCGCGTCGCGTGGGAGCTCACCAACGGCGCTATCCCCGATGGTCTTTGGGTGCTCCATGATTGCCCGGACGGAGACAACCCTTCCTGCGTCAATCCTGCTCACCTTTGGCTGGGAACTGCGCAGCAGAACACGGCAGATATGCTTGCAAAAGGTCGGAACGGCGCGCAACGTCACCCCGAGGCCCAACCGCGCGGCACGTCCATTGGCATGAGCAAACTCAATGACGGGGCTGTACGGGAAATCCTGCGCCTTTCCGCCAGCGAGGGCTGGAGCGGGGTCGCGTTGGGGCGGCGTTTCGGCGTGGCTCCGCAAACGGTACAGGCGGTGCTATCCGGCCAGGCTTGGAAGCACGTCCCGCGACAGCAAGAGAACGAAGATGGGCGCTGACATCGCGCGTGAGGCGGCGTATCGTTTCAGCCCTGAGGTCATCGACCGTTACATTGCGGCCAACTTCGGCAAGCTCACCAACCGCCAGATCGGCAAGGCGCTGGGCCGGTCGGCACACCAGATCGTCGGGCGGGCCAGGCAGTTGGGCCTGGTCAAGCCGGTCGTCTGGACCGATCGTGAACTGGCGTTGCTGCGAGCGCACTATGCCAGCGGCGACAGCGCGGCGATTGACGCGCTGGTGGCCGTGACAGGTCGGCCGCGCTGGCAGATCACGGCCAAGGCCCACCAACTGGGGATCGCCGCCAGAAAGACGCCGGACTGGACTGACGCCGATACGGAACGTTTGTCCCAGTGGTGGGGACGCCTACCGGATGCAACGGTGGCGAAGCGGCTGGGGCGCACGGTGAACGCCTGCAAAATTCGGGCGCAACGAGCGTTGGGCCGCTGCCGGCGTGACAACATCGACGGCTGGACCGGCCGGGGCATCGCCCGACTGATGGGTGTCGACGACCACAAGGTCATCCGGCAGTGGATCGCCAACGGCTGGCTGAAAGCGACCCATGCGCCGTTCTTGCAGGGCGCGGGGAAGGTCCGAGTAGTGAGTGAGCCGGCGCTGATCCGGTTTCTGCGGGCCTGCCCGCATGAGTACGACCGGGCCCGGGTGCACGATCCGAGCGGCTACTACCACCGCATCGCCGACGCGGCATGGCGTGCCGACCCGATCTACAGCAATGCTGAGGCGGCGGCGAAGGTCGGCATCCATCTAAACACGCTGGAGCGTTTCCGGCGTGAGGGTCGTATCGGCGGCATCCGGGCACACGATCAGGGCGGCGCGGCGGAGGGCGTGTGGAAGTACCGCCAAAGCGACCTGGATGCTTACCAGCCGCGAGCGCGCAAGCCGCCGACGAGGACGATACGCAGTGCCGCCCTGATCGCCGAAGGGATCGCCTGGGTGCGACCGATCCGCACCTGGCCGGCGCAAGACACCAGATACGGGCGACGGCAGGAAAGTGCGGCGTGCCGTGCGGTGGGCATCGCCTGGTGGCGGACTGAGGCGAGCGTGGGAGCAAAGGGAGGGGTCGGGAAGTGACCGAGCAGGAAACGGGAGACAAGCCGGAGCGCGTCACGATGCGAGCGGCGCGCTTGGTGCGGACCGTGAGCTACGCGGGCCATTGCCAGGGGTGCGGCCAGATCACGACCTGGGCCGCGTCAACCCAGCGTGAGGCCGTCCGCGAGTTGCGGTATGACGGCTGGGAGATGCGGGACGGCCTGTGGCTGTGCCCGAAGTGCGCGAAGGGAGGAACGGTATGACCGAGCAGCCGACAATCGTCTGCCTCTGCGGGAGCACCCGCTTTGGAGAGGCGTTTCGCGCGGCAAATCTGCGGGAGACGCTCGCCGGAAGGATTGTCCTGTCTATCGGCTGCGACTTCAAGAGCGACGATGCGCTTGGCTTGACGGACGGCGACAAGGCGCGGATGGACGAATTGCACCTGCGAAAGATTGACCTTGCGAATACGGTCCTCATCCTCAATGTCGGTGGCTATGTCGGAACATCGACTGCGGGTGAACTGGCGTACGCGCGGAGCCTGCACAAGCCGGTCGAATTCTGGGAGTACGAGCCGGGAACGGTGTCGCCGCTCTTGGATGAGGGGAGCGTGCTGCGCATCTTCGGTGCGTTGCTGTTGCTGGAAAAGCAGGGAAAGTTGGTGACGCAATGAGCGAGCAACCGGCCAACTACGGCGCGCTACTGTACGAACGCCTGGATAACCAAGCGGCTGCCCTTGCCCGCGAACGCCAGCGCGTGATGGCGTTGGAACTTTCCCTGCGGCAGATTAGCGACGCTGTGCAGGAAGAGTCTTACCCGCTGGCGCATATCCAGATGATCGTGAGCTACATGCTGACGCCAGCGCCGGGGCAGCGCGGGGAAGGGAGCGAGTGATGTCAAACGCGGTGTCTGACGCCCGCAGTAAATCGTTCTTTCTCCGCATGACGCCGGAGGACGTTGACAATCTCAACTTCATTGCTGAGGACGAGCAGCGCCCATACACCCAGGTCGCTGCAATGATCATCCATTCCGCAATAGTCGGCTACAGCAAGTTACCCCGGCGAACGCCCATCCTGGCGTACTGCCGGCGTCTGGAAGCGGGATTTGCAACCGAGCAAAAGAAGGCGATAGAGAAAGGGGCGACCGGTGAGCACTGAGCAGCAGACGACGGTAGAGCAGCGGCAAGCGTTGCGACAGCGGTACGACCTGGAGATGCACCCCTCCTGCCGGCAGTGCGGCGGCGAGATGGTCAACACCAGGATTGACCTCAACGACGGCACGCTGCGCTGGCGTTGCCCGCGTGACGAGCGGATTCGGTACACCTCTTCGAGCGCGGCTGAGATACTCGCCGCCGTTGCCGATGCCGACGCGCTGCCGGCTGCGCTGGCGGAGGTGGAGCGGTTGCGAGAGGCGTTCGCCAAGGCGCGTGAGCGTGAGGACAATTTGGCGGTAGCGGTCACGGAATCGCACGACGCCCATGACCGAGATAAGCGAGCGTTGCGCCGCCAGCAGTCGGCGCTGGAATGGTACGCCGCCCCGGTGCGTTATCTCAGCCGGTGGCCGGTGAAGACCGAAGTGGCGGAGGATGGCGGCATCCTGCGGAATCAGGAGTTAGAGGCCAAACGACAGAAAGCCTGGGAGCGCATCTTCCCGCCGGAGGTGCCATCACCATGACCATCGACCACGCCATCCTGCTCCTGGCCGGCATCGCCTGGTTGTCGTGCGGCGTCTTCGTGGCGGGGTACATCCTGGGGTACGACGACCGGGGGAGGGAGCGAAAGCAGTGATTGACGGTCTATCGCAGCAGCAGGGAGGCAGTATCTTGGTTGAAGCACCCCCAAAGCCCCTGACGCCGGAGCAACAGCGCATCGTGCTGTCCGAACTGCATCTCTACTTCGCCGGCTTCTACCAGAGCGGCTACCCCTACCAGATGCCGACGTTCCGACCGATCAAGCATTACTACCATCCTGATCACGTCCCGGACGACGTGAGCGTCGGGCAGATCGCGCGCCGTCCGCCGCACGGCATCAGCGACCCGACCGGTACCCAGGCGTGCATCAACATTGACGGACCACGCGCGATAGAGGTATGGGTCGGCGAGCGTCAGTCCATCGACACCGCCGTCTTCCGCAAGCTCGCCATCCAACTGCCGACGCATCTGGCCGGAGCCTACGACCTGATCCTTGTGCAGCGACGGACTTCCGTCGCGGCGGCGGAGAAGTTGCACATCGGTCGGGAGACGGTCAGTGCCTACGCGCATACGTCCGTGCGCGTCATCGCGTCCTGGCTCTACGCCGAACGCTGGCAAGAGCAGGAGGTCGCTTAATCGTGACCGCAACGACCGCAAATGCCGCAGGAAGCGCAACGGCAGCGGGTAGGATAAGCGCAAGCGGGCAATGCCATCGCCAAATCGCTACCTATCGTTCTTCCCGTGCGTCACCCTTCCTCCCGACGCCGTTGCTCGCTTTCTCCTTTCGCGTATACAGGAGCGTCCCGTGCTGACCTTCCTCGGTAGCTTGCTGCTGATCACCTGTTGTGTAGCGTTCGCGGTAGCAGCGGTGAGGACGGCGCAATGACCCTCTACCGTCTCTGCGACATCGTGAGTACGGCATCCCTCGCTACCCTGGCCGCCATTGCGCCGGAGGCGGTCGCACGAGCCGCACGGCAGATGCCAGTCGAGCCGCCGGCCTACCGCTGGTGGGATGTGGCGCCGGATGAGGAATGCGAACGGGTGATGCGGGTACGGCCGGTAGGACCGGAGCGCAGGACAGTGTGATGCCAGATGGACGACTGACCTCCAAGCAGGAGCAGTTCATTGCGGCGTACCTTGGTTCTGCCCACGGCAACGCGACCGGAGCGGCCCGGAGCGCGGGTTACAAGCAGCCGAACGTGCAGGGTAGCCAGACCTTAGCGAAAGCTAGTATCCGCGCGCGGATCGACGCCGAACTCCAGGCGCGTGCGATGAGCCAGTATGAGGTGCTGAGTGAACTGGCCGAGGTTGCCCGTGTTGAGTGGCACGTCCTGGCCAGGGCGCGCGAGTTGGGGAGCAAGGTCAAGGCGCTGGAACTCCTCGGCAAGTATCACAAGCTGTGGGCTGACCGCGTGGAGGTGACAGGCAAGGATGGCGAGCCTATCGTTGGCGCCGTTGCCGTCTTCGACTTTGACGCCTACCGCCGGCTCTTCACTGACGATTCAGGAGGAACGGTTCCAGCAATCGAAACTGCTGCTGGAACAGACGATCTTCGCCAATCCGTGGATACCGTCTAACCCGACGCCAAAACAGGCGCGATTCCTGACGCTGCATCAAGACGAGGCGCTGTTTGGCGGCGCGGCGGGCGGCGGTAAGAGTCAGGCGCTGCTCATGGCGGCACTGCAATATGTCGATATACCCGGCTACGCCGCGTTGATTCTTCGCCGGACATATGCTGATCTTTCCTTGCCTGAGGCGATCATGGCGCGCAGCAAGGAGTGGCTGAGCGGCACGGCGGCGCACTGGAACGAGACGACGAAGACGTGGACGTTCCCCAGTCGGGCCACCTTGACCTTTGGCTACCTGGAGCACGAAGACGATAAGCTGCGATACCAGGGTGCAGCGTTTCAAACAATTTGTTTCGACGAACTCACGCAGTTCAGCGAATCGCAGTACCGTTATTTGTTCAGTCGTCTCCGTCGATTGAAGACGTTGCCGGTGCCGACGCGCATGCGGGCGGCAACCAACCCCGGAGGGCCGGGGCACGCCTGGGTGATGCAGCGCTTCATGGTGGAGCACGACCCGGAACGCGCGTTCATTCCTTCGACCCTGGACGACAATCCGCATCTGGATCGTGACGAGTACATCCGGTCGCTGTCCAAACTTGATCCGTATACGCTTGCGCAACTCCTGGCCGGCGACTGGTTCGCGCGTCCACCCGGCACCAAGTTCCAGCGGCAGTGGTTCCCGATCGTGGATCAGGCGCCGGCAGCGGCACGTTCGGTGCGCTTCTGGGACCTTGCGGCAACCGAGGCGCGCAAGGGTGCTGATCCTGATTGGACTGTCGGCGCGCTCGTGAGTATGCACGACGGCCGCTACTACATCCGTGACATACGGCGGATGCGCGGCACACCGCAGGCAGTCGAGGCGCTGGTAGCGCAGACGGCGGCGCTAGACACCTACGCCATCCCGATCTGGATGGAGCAGGAACCGGGCAGTAGTGGCGTCAACACGATTGACCACTATCGCCGCCATGTTCTGCCGGGCTATGCGTTTTATGGCAACCGCTCTACCGGGAGCAAGGAGATACGCGCTAACCCGGTGAGTAGCGCTGCCGAAGCCGGAAACGTCCTCCTAGTGCGCGGATCCTGGATCAGCGCGTTCCTGGACGAGGCGGAAAGCTTCCCAGGCGGCGCGCACGATGACGCCGTTGACGCCGTCGCTGGCGCAATTGAGCAGTTATACCGGACGCGACCGGACCTTGAAGTAACCCGTCTCGACGCGGGTGCGCGATTTGCAGGAGGCGCTGGCGGATGGCAAGCACAGCGCGTGGCGCAACGTCGCGGGTAGCCAAGGGGATTGGCGACCCCGGGCAGCTCGAAACCTACGGCAACGGTCTGGTGATCCTGGGCGGCTCCGACCTTGGCGGCGGACGTAGCCAGGATGCGATCGCCTGGCAGCGTGAACACCTGGAGGACGCCGCCTACCAGTATCACCTCTACGCCAAAGGCCCCTGGGTACGCACCTGCGTGGACTACATCGCACAGGCGGCGACCGCTGACGAGTACGGCATCAAGAGTGAGTCGGAAGACGAGACCGGCATCACGGCGGTGCGGACGTGGCTGGCGCAGATCAACCCGACGCAATCGTTCGACCGGCTGCTGCGGACGATCTATCGTGACCGCCAGATCAACGGCAACAGCTACGTGCGGATTCAGCGCGCGCCAGACGGCACGCTTGCCGCCCTCCATCGCATCGACTTTCGCACCATCGTTGCACGGCCAGAGCCAAGCGGCCCGGTGAAGGTGTACGACCTGTTTCCGAACGGGCGTTGGACGAGCACCAGCACGCCGATACCGGCGGCGGACATCTGGCACAGCACGCTCAACGACAGCGGGCCGAACGGCGGCGGCCTCGCGCCGCTGGAATCGCTGGACGCGACGCTCGCCAACGACATGGCGGCGCTGAAGTACAACACCGGGTTCTTTCGCAACGGCGTCAAGGCCGGCGACGTGTACGCCATCAAAGACGACATGGACCCGATCAAGCTGGAGCGCGAACGCGAGTACCTGCTCCAGAACTTCACGGACCCCGCGCAGTCACACTCGCCGCTCTTTCTCAACGGCCAGATCGCCATGGTACGCGACGGCGCCAGCCTGCACAAGGATATGGAATTCGTCGCGTTGCGCACGTGGAACCGAGAGGAAGTGTCGGCGGTCTTCAGCGTGCCGCTCTCGCTGATTACGGCGTTTAGCGGCTCGCTGGGCGGCAACGGTAAAGAGCAAGACCAGGTGATGTTTGACGAGAACGTCATCGCGCCGGAGCAGAAAGCCGTCTTCGAGGACTTCAACCGCGTGGTGATGCTCGGCGCGCTTGCGAACAGTGACATCACCATCCTTGCTCCCAACACGACGAAGATACGCCTGGATCGCCTGCAAGCTGCTGAACTGATGACGCACGTCGGCGCGTCCGGCAATCAAGCGTTGAAGGTGCTCAATCTTCCGCCAGTCGATGGCATGGATGAGCCGCTGTACATGGGCGGACGGCAGTTGTGGGTGGTCGGCAAGCCAGGTGATCCCGATAGCGTCCTGCTGACGGCGAAAGGTGCGATGAGCGCGGAGATTCAGGACCCGGAGGACATCAACGGCACGAAACAGCCGCCTGCAGGATTGCGACAACCGCCGGTTGCTGGTAGTGCAACGCCAACCGCACCGGGGATGCCAGTCGTGCCAGCGCCGGTAGCGAGCAGCAACACGCCGGTGAAGAAGGCTGAGGACGAGACGCCGGAGTGGTTCCGGCAGATTGTCAAGGACACCGCGTCACGCCTGGCCGAGAACCTCGGCAACAAGAGCGCGCATCTGGCGCGTGAGATCGGTGCCAATCGTGGCCCGAACGCAGACAGCAAGGAGTCGTGACAACTCCCCTGTCTAAAGACAGGGGCTTCTCGGGACGAGTCCCAGGGCTTGTTGTCCCAAGCCCAAAATATTCAAGGCCGCATTGTGGTCCCGGCCAATGACCAAACCACAGCACGGGCAGCGGTACACCCGGTCGGACAGCAGCATCTTTTGCCGATGGTGGCAGCGGCTACAGTCCTGGCTAGTGTACGCTGGATTGACGGCGATGTACTGCCGACCGGCACTTGCGGCCTTGCCAGACAGTATCGACGCGAACATACCCCATGCCGCATCGCTGATGCTCTTCGATAGACAGTGGTTGTGCAGCAGACGGTTGACGGCCAGGTCCTCTACCGCGATAACCTGGTGGCCGTCCACGATTCGACGCGACTCCTGATGCACGAAGTTATGGCGACGGAAGCTGACCCGCTCATGCACGCGGGCCACGGCCTTGCGGTGCTTCCGGCGTTCAGGAGTGCCCTTGGCAAGCTTGGCGTGCTGTCGGGACACCCGCTTGAGCGCCTTTTCCTCAGCCCGGAAGAAACGCGGACTGTCGATCGTGGACCCGTCACTGAGAGTGGCGAACGTCTTCAGGCCAACGTCGATGCCGACCTGCTCGGTGCGTTCCGGCAGGGGCGCGTCCTCGACTTCGCAACTAAAGGTAACGTACCACTTGCCGGTACTACAACGCTTGACGCAGGTGGTCTTGATGTGCCCTTCCACGGGGCGATGGTAGACCATCTTGATCGCGCCGATCTTGGCAAGCCGGATGGCCTGCTTCCCGTTTGGGAGCGTCTCCAGCCACGTGCCGCCCTTGCGTCCTTCCTGCGGGTAGGTGAAGCCATCGTACCAACCAGCCCCCCGGAATCGGGGATAGCCCGGCTCCTCACCCGCCTTGACGCGCCGGAAGAATGCCTGGAAGGCGAGGTCCAATCGCACCCCGACATTCTGCAAGACCTGGCTGTGGACAGATGCCAGGGACTGGCGCTCCAGCTTGAGCGACGGGATCGTGCCAAGTTGCTGATACAGCGAGATCGACTCCTGCCGTTCCTCCCAGGATGTCTTGCGCTGTTCCAGGAGGTGGTTGTACAACCAGCGGCACTCGTCCAGCGTTTGCTGCATCACGCGAGCCTGTGCCTTCGTTGGGTACAGGCGATATCGAAAGGATTTGTGCATATGCTCAGTATAACACAAACGGGGCGGGGAATCATCCGAATCTTAAAGGAGTCATAGCATGAGCGTCAAAGCCTACCAGTGTGAGCACTGCAACCATATTGCCTTTTTCCTGAAGGACGCGCCGGCAGACGGCGCGGGGATCAAGCCGGAGCACGTCGTGCATAGTGACGGCAGCGCGCCGTACCAGACGGCTGGCCTAGATGAGCGTTGCGGCAATTGCAGCGTACCGGTCATCCGCATCCTGCCGAGTCGCGTCCTGGACGTAAAGGACCTCTTGCCGGAGCACATTCCCGGCAACCTCAACGCGCACCAGATTCACCGCGTGACCGGCATCCGGCCCAGCATCTTCGAAGATTCGCCGGTGGCCGCCGTGTCGCCTGCCGACCTGAACGCGCCGGGACAGTTTGCGACCGAGGCGGAGAAGCGACCGTTGCAAGGCGGGCCAGCCGACCTGGAGGAAGCGAGCGCGAAGGAACGCGCCGCCAACGCTGACGACAAGGGCGAGAAGCGCCGCCAGAACGACCTGGCCGACGCCGCCGGCGACCGTGCCGACGCCTACCGTTCGCAGGTACGCGAGTCGGTGAGCAGTGAGCCGTTGCCGCCGCAGGCCAAGCCGGCTGCGAAGCGGTAAGCGATGGACCTGATTCGCATCGCCGCTGGGGCAGACCTCTACGCCTGCCCCGAGTGCGGCACGGTCTACACGGCGGTACGTAAGAACCTGCCTTGCCGCCTCTGTGCCGTTGAGCAGTACGTAAATACTGTCAACCGGGCAACCAGGCGGATTATCACCGAAATTCACACACCTTTGGAAATCCGGTAGGAGTGCGGTAAATGCCCACCGCCGCCGCGCTCGCCACGCTCCCGTCTGGTCGTTTCCGCGTCCAGGTACGGCAGGCGATAGCGCGGCTCAACGCTGAGGAAAGCGCCACGGGTGGCAACAGCCTGGCCGATATCCTCTTTCAGACTGGCCTGCAAACGTACCAGCAGGCCGTGATGTACGAACTGGCGACCGCCGGCATTGATCCTGGCTATGTGCGGATCAGCAACCCGGCGGTCGTGGCCGATATTCGCCAGCACGCCGAACGGGTGGCGATGCAGGTAGGCACCACCTGGGAGCATGACCTGCTGGAGTTTCTCGACAGCAAAGACGGCGGCGCAACGCCGGAAGAAATCGCGCAGTGGTCGGTGGAGCGCGACGCCTGGAAGGTGCCGCAGTTGGCGCTGACCGAGGTGGCGCATGGAGCCGGCGCGGCGCAACGCGAGTTCATCGCACAGAGCCAGGCGAGCGGCACGGCCGTATTTGGCGGTAGTTTGGCCTGCAAACTGTGCCAGTCAATCGCCAGCGGCAACCCCTACGACATCAACGATAGCTTGGTGGGGGATATACCCCATCCAAATTGCCACGATCGCTGGGGCTTGCACACGACCAAGATAGCGGCTCCCTGGAGGGGAGAGTGATGCAAGTCACGCTATCCCTTTCCGAAGACCAGCGCATGCGCCACGCGGGCCTCGTCATTGAGCCGTTCATCCGCGCCTTGACGCATCGGGTTGATCTGGCCGCCGCGCGACTCTCTGTTGACAACGGCCTGGTCTATGTCGAGTGCTGGGACATTGCCGGGACACGCGCGCTGGTGCCGGTGGGCGTGCGCGCGCTGGCCGTGATCCTGGCGCGTACCGGCGAGTCACGGCACGAGGGGCTGTCCGAACTGTGCCGCATCATTGCCAAGCGAGCGAAAGAGCAGCAAGGCGGGCGGCGTGACCTCATCGGCGCTCGGGCGCAGTACCAGCCGGACGCCATCACCGAGCACAAGGAGGCATGGGATGCAGTTAACGCTTGAGCCAAACCAGGCGGTAGTTGGCTGCTACGTCCCGATCGCCAAAGCCTCCGCACTGGAAGGCATCATCGAAGGTGTCGCCAGTGTCGCCGGTGTGATGGACGATGAAGGCGACGTCGTGCCGGAGCGTGACCTACGTCTTGCCGCACACGCCTTCTTGTCCTTGCCACAACAACCGTTCTATGATACGCACGGCTTTACCAAGCCGGGCTCACAGCCGGTCTTCGGACAGGTGGAGCTACCGGGGCGGCTGGTGGAGTCGCATATTAGCGGCGGCAAGTGGCACATTGCTTACAAGCCAAACGACATTGCGGTGGCGAAGGCGGCTGCCGATGGCGAGTACGTCGGCTTCAGCATCGACGGTATGGCGAACAAGGACCTCACTCAGCCGCCGCCGCGCATCCTGTCGCCGCTCACCATCACCGGCATCTCCCTGGTACGCCGTGGCTACCGGCCAGTGAACAACGGCGCGATTATCAGCATCGTCAAGGCGCAGGAGGATGAGACTATGGACCAAGATACGGCGCAACGCAGCTTCTGGCAGTCGCTCAAGGCCGGCCTGGGGTTGCCGATCGAGAAGGCGCAGGTAGCGACGCAAGTCGTTGCGGATGACGGCAGTCACGGCGCGATGAATGGCATCCACCAGCACATGCACAGCCACAGCAACGGCAAAGGTGGCAGCTATAGCCACGCGCACGAGCACACGCACGATGGTGGCAGTGATCACTATCACGATATGCCGGGCCATCAGGACTCGGCAACTGGCGGCGCAGCCGTCACCAAGGCACAGGAGGCAACCGTGAACGAGGAACTCAGTACCAATATCGCCGCACTGGTCAGCCGCATTGACCTGCTGATCGCCAGCAACGGCAAGGCGGAAGCGACGGCGACGACTGCCGCTGAGACCGTGGCCAAGGCGCAAGAGGACGTCGCGAACAAGACGATCAGCGCCGAAGACCTTGCGAAGATCGTGGATGAGCGCGTGGCGGCTGGTATCGCTGCCGGCCTCAAGCCGATCAGCAAGGCCCTGTCCGACCTCGGCATCGCGCAGGCAGCCGTGAGCCGCACGCCAAACGTCACCGGCGAGATTGCTCCGGGAAGCGGCAACGTGGCGACCGAGACCGACGCCGAAGCGAATGCCAAGGCGGCGAAGATGAGCTTTGCCGACGCCGTGAAGTACCTGACGCACCGCAACAGCGCCACCGTTTAGCACCTTTGCACGCGGGCGCTGGCCCGTTGCACGTTGGGTCAGCAGACCCGCCTGTCAAAGAAAGTAGGGTAGTGACATGACCATGGTCGAAGTCCGCAAGGCAATGGATAGCGTCCAGGCCGCGAACTATATCCGGCAAGACCTCTCCGGCCTGATTAGCGTCGTGGATGGCCCGATCCGGCCGTTGCTCCAGGCGCAGAACATCCGGGGCGGCGCGCCGGTGCCGGCCATCGGCGAAGTGCCGATGCGCGCAAAGACGCACGTCTGGGACGAGCAAGGCTTGATTGCTGCGACCGGTAGCACCGCCGGTTATGCCGAAGGCGGCAAGCCGGTCGCCGACTTCCAGGCGCCGACGCAGATCAGCAATACCGTCGGCCGCTTCGGCAAGACCGCCGCCGTGACCGATACTGAAGCCGCGCTGTTCACCGGCGCCGGTTCCTGGCGCCTGGCCGATGGCGAGCTCGAGCGAAACATCCAGGATGCGCTGGACCTCGACACCACGCTCAAGATGGAAGAAGTCCTCAACGAGATTGAGTGGTGCCTGGTCAACGGCAACAGCGCCAACAACACCAACGCGCCGGTCCCGGCCTCGCCGTCACCCGCCAGCGGTACGGCCATCACCAGCCAGTTCAACGGCATCTTGGAGATCCTCGGCGCTGGCGTCCTGGCCGGCTTTGGCGCGCAGACCGGCTACGGTGGCGGGCAGCTGATCAATGCCGCGGCCGCTCCTTACACCGGCACGGCGCTGGTAGAGCAGATGCTGCGCGACCTGGCCAAGAACATGGCCAATCAGTTGACGCCGTACATGCCCGACCTGCTGCTGGTCAACGCCAGTCAGTTGGAGGTCATCAACACCTGGCACCCGACGATTATGACGCCGCAGAACGGCGACCTCACGGCGGGATCGAACACCAGCTACTACAACACCGGCTTCAGCAAGGTCGCCATCGCCTGGGAGCCGAAGCTGCCCGCAGGCGTCATGGTCCTGCTCAACACCAAGCTGTTGAAGCGCGCGACGCTCATCAAGCTCGGCACGGAGCCGCTTGCAAGGGTCCAAACGCAGATCGAGCGGATGATAACGTCAGAAATGTCCCTTGAGCTAAGGGTACAAAAGGCGTTTGGGGTCGTCTACGGGCTTGCCTACTAGCGCAAGGCAGTCGTAACCCTCACTTCCTGGCATCCACACGCACCAAGTTGGAACTTTGCCATATTGCAACTCCAACAAAGTATTTGGAACTCAGGAGGGAACCCTGCTTCGCAGATGCGCTGGTAGAGTGTGGAACTCGACTTGGTTTTTCTATCCTCAGCGCCGCCACCGTTGATATGGTCCATCGTCAGGTGGGGCAGGTAGGTGGTGTGGCAGCAGGCGCAGAACGGCGTCTCGCCGCCGCTGTAGTGGCACAGGACGCGCATGCGGAAGGCGCGCCGACGCTCGGACTGAACGTGCGGCAGCCCAGCTTCCTTGCGGGCCATCGCTCGCGCCTTTTGCTTCGCGTCCAGGCATATTTTGCAGAGGGCTGTTTTCCCGTAGGTGTTGCCCCGATGTCCGTAGAAAGCGTCTAGCGCCTTCGTCTCGCCGCAGGTTGGACAGCGTTTCTCGGTGACGGTGCCATCTCGCACCTTCTCCTTGCTACGCTCAGTCACGGCATAGCGGATCAGCGCATACTTCGCGTTCGTACATTTCCGGCAGTACACAGTAAAACCGCTGACAGTCCTGCTGTTGTGATAGAAGAACTCGAACGTACGGGGCTTCGTCTCCCCGCAACTGGGACAGCGCTTTGTCTCTTCCAAGATGCATCCTCCATACACACGTTCGTGAAAGGAGTATAGCGTATGGACATTACGCTATTATGACGACCGAGGCTATCTTCGGCAGCCCTTACCCCGGCTATATGGCGCATGGCTTCGACCGTGCGACTGGCCGGGAGTATCGCATCATCTTTTCAGCCGGCGAGTACACGACGAGCGACCCCGACGAGATCACCTTCTTGCAAGGGATCGCCGCCGACGAGCGTGGGCGCGCCGTGTTCGTCAAGCGGCTACCGGTCGCAGCGGATGCCGATGATGATGCGCTGCCGTCACGTACTCGCCGGTCCAATGTCCTGTTGCCAGTAGAGAAGCGGCGTAAGCCGCAACGCCGGCCATACCGGCAGAATGGAGCGTAACCATGCCAACTGCCGGAGTGTTTGACCGGGCCCAGAGCGATACTCTGGGGGAGATTGAGGCGGACCTCGGCACGCCGCTGTGCTATCAGGAGTCCGCCGCCGCCGCCGCCGCTGCTGCCGCCTACGAGGTGCCGATCTACAAGGTGCCTAGTCAGGCGACATCGGCGACGGTCATTCGCCTGTCCATCGTCGCCGCTGTGGCGATTGCCGCCGTGGCGACCAACCTGCAGACATTGCGCTTTCGCCAGTGGCGGGCCGGCGCCTTCCTTGCCAACCTTGGCACGACCTATGCCACCAGCGCTGCGCTGGCGGTACAGACCGAGTTGGCGTTGTTCACCATTAGCGCTACCCAGGTTCCGGTAGTATTGCAGCCGGGGGACATCATCACGCTACAGAGCGTGACCAGCGGCACCGGCGCGGCCCTGCCGATCCTTCTCGCCTGCGCCGAGGTGGGCATCACGGCGACCGGGCCGGTGGTCTAGCATGAGCCAGACAGTCCAACTGCTGGATGACAAGACCATACCTATCGGTATCGGCAACCCACTGACCGGCGCGCACGCACTCGCGGCGACCGCCAACCCGATCACCGTCACCGGGCAAGCGGTCAAGGTGGGCGTCGGGCGCTTGTTCGGCACGATGCTCACCACGGCGCTGGCCGGAGTGCTCACCTTTTACGACAATGCGACCGCTGCCAGCGGTCGCATTGTCTTGCAAGTGCCGGCGGCGCAGGCAGTTGACGTGTGGGTGGCGACGCTGGCCGAGGGCGTGCCGTTTGTCAACGGTCTGTGGGCGGCTGTGAGCGTGCAGGGTGGGCAGGCCACCGTCGCCTACTCCTAGCCGATGGCAGCGTATCTTCAGCCGTGGGATCTCATTGGGATGGCGTCGCAGTTCATCGGGTCGTTTGGCGCGCTGGGTGTGGACTTCACGCAGTACAGCACGGCGCAACTGACCGACTTGATTACCCGCGCCAGCCGCAAGATCGACGCCTACTGCCGGCAAACGTTCAGCCTGACCAATGTCACGGAAGAGCGCACCGGCAACGGCACCAACATCTTGCGGCTGCTGCGCTACCCGCTGGCGCAACTGTCAACCTACCAGACAACGCCGCCGGCGGCGGCTGGAATCGGCAGCAGTATCGTCTGTGACACGACGATCACGGCGGGCGTAGCCGCCGGCGCCGCCTCCTGCCACGTCACCAACATCGCCAACTTCCTACCCGGTCAGTTTTTGCAATGGGGCGACAGCCTGGGCGAGCCGGGCAACGAGATTGCGCCAGCCGGTGTCGTAGCGGACGCCTCTCCGGCGATCAGCGGAACGCTGACGTTGCTGCGACCGTTTACCTACGCGCATAGCGCCGGCGCTCGTGTGGCTGTCAACACCATCGACTTTATCACCATCCTCACGCCGGGCATGCTCAGCTTGCCGGTGTGGGCGGCGGGCCTGGTGGTCAACGCCGCCGAAGGCAGCATGATCAACTACACGCCGCTGCTCATTCAGAGCATCAACTACACGACGACGTTTCCGCGTCGGGTGCCGATGGCGATCCGCTATACGTATGGCTACCTCGGCAACGCCTACCCGGATGCGCTCAAGGAAGCGTGCGCCAGCCTCTGCCTGGTCATGGCAGGGGAGCAGGCGCAGATCGGCGCACTCAACGAAATACGTCTCGGTGAGCAGATGCTGCGCTGGCCGACGCGCCAGAACCCGCATCCACTTGCCATCCCCCCGGAGATTACCGACATGCTGGAACCGTTCATGCGCGGCGGGCCGGGGTTCGCCTAGATGCTGCTGTTCCACAACGCCACGATCAGCATCAACCGGGCGTCATACAACGCTACCACCAAGCAGAGTACCGAGTCCGTGGTGCAGGCGAGCGTGCCGGCGTACATCCAAGACCTGGCCGAGCAGTTCGCGCTACGCGGTGTGGCGGCGGCTGACACACTGCGGCTGATCGTGGATGCCACGGTTGACCTCCGCGACCTCGACCAGATCACCGGCTACACGCCACAGACGCGCACCAAGCCGATGATCTACACCGTCCAGCACGTCGAACTGCATCAAGGGCTGCTGATGGCCTACAAGAGCGCGATGCTGAAGGGTATGGCCGAGTGATTACCCTCAAGCTCGATGACGGCGGCAGTATTGCCGCTGCGCGCTCCCGCATCCTCGGTATCGACAGCGGCATCGCGGCCTGGCGGACGATTGGCGCGTTGCGGCTGGGCAAGAGCGCGGAAACGGTGGTCTTGCCGATCCTCCGCTCGGAGGAGCCGTCCAAAACCGGCAACCTGCGCAGTACCACGACGGCGCATCTCTCTGGCACCGGCCTGCACGTGACGGTGGAATTCACCACGGAAGCGCCGTATGCACAGTATGTCCTGCTCGGCACGCGGCCGCATCTCATTGTGGCGCGGAGCGGTGGGGCGCTGGCGTTCGACGTTGCCGGCGGCAGAGTGTTTGCCAAGGTGGTGCATCACCCCGGCACGAAGCCCAACGACTTCCTCACGCGCACGGTAGAACGCGCCAAGCCGCTGCTGAACGCGCTCGCCTGGGCCGAACTGCGCCGGGCGGTGGCAGTCCCATGAGTGCAACGACCGTGATGAACCAGATGCAGACGTTGATCCAGAGCAGCGGTACGGCGCTAGCGACGGTCGTAGTGGAGGATGGCGTGGATTTCACGTCGGGCAGCTTCCCGGCCATGACGATCACCGCGCCGGACACCATGGAAACGCTGCTGTCGTTCCGCTCCTCTCAGGAAACACACATGATCCACCTGGATTATTTCGACCGCTGGGAGGCGACCACGCGCACGCTGGAGCAGATCATGACCGATGCGCGCGTCGTGCTGGAAACGATCAAGACGACGATCCGCGCCAATCGAGAAGTCACCGGCGTCTGGCTCTACGCCGGACTGACGATGAAGACCACCGTCGGGACACCCATTCACGATGAGACGCTGGGTTTCCCGGTGCTGCAAGCGCTGGTAGAAGTCGAAGTCCGCGACCTGGCAATTTCGTTTTGACCGACCGGGGCGAGTCGTCAGCCGTTGTTTCGTTCTCTTCCAGCGGTCAAGGCGGCGCACTTCCGCCTGCGGTCACGAGCAGACAATCAGGACAGGAGTATCCGATATGCCCGACCTCATCCATACCGGTACGGAGACGATCTATACCCCAGGATTGCCTGCCTGGCAGCCGGGTGAAGTGCGGAGCGTTGGCGAAGAGCACGTCGCCTCGTTGCTGACCTTGCCCGGCGTGGAAGTCGTGACTGCCGCGCACGTGGCGGAGGAAGTCCCACCGCCAGCGCCGCCCACCAACGATTCGGCGCTGAGCGCGCAGAAAGCGAGCGAATAAATGCCTGCCCTCAATCAGTATTTCGGCAAGGGCTTCATCGGCGTGGCGCCGGAGGCGGTGATCGGCACACCGGTGCCAGCCAGCAGCTACCTGCAACTGCTGGACGAGTCCATCGAGCACACGCCGGGCGTCGTGTTCGAGGATTTGCTACGGAATAGCCGCGACACGTCCTATGTCCCGGTGATCGCCGAGCAGGCGATCAAGGGCAAGGTCGATGTGCCGCTGTACGTCGATCAGGGCTTGCCGCTGCTGGCGGCGGCGATCGGCAGCGACACCTATCAGAGTTCGACTGCTGCCGGGGTGCTTGTTGCCATTGGCGCATCCGGCGCGGGACTGGCGGCCGGCTCCAGCGCCGTGACGATCACCACGCAGACTGCCACGCCGATTGCCGCCGGCGATTATCTCCAGATTCAGCAGGCAACGGGGGCGCCGAGTACGGTCAACCTCTCCGAGGTGCATAAGGTGCTCAGCGTGACCGGCGCCGGACCCTACGTCCTGGCGTTGCAGACCGGTGAGACGCTCCGCAATACGTACACGACCGCCGGTGTGGTGGCGCGCATCCCGGCGGCGACCGTGGTGTTTACGCACAATCTGCTGCCCGATCAGCCCGGAGCAAGCAGCTACAAAACCGTGACCATGGAAAAGAACTTGAACGGGCTCACGAGCCTGCAATATGCCGGGACGACCGTGAGCAAGGCCTCGTTGAGCCTTGACACCAAGGGCGCTGCCAAGATGGGCTACGACGTGTCCGCCGTTGGCCCGGAGGCGCAGATCACCGCCAGCGTCCCGACCTACGGCACGTCGTCTCCGCTGGCGCTCGCCAACTACGCGCTGTCGCTGTTCGGCGCGAACGATACGAGCGTGCAGAGCTTCAGCCTCGACATCGATCAGATGGCGAAGGAGTTCTACACGTTCAACGGCACGAATCTTCCGGCGATGGTACCGCCGGTGAAGCGCAAGATCAGCGGCAAGTTCGCGAACATCGTCCAGGATATGACGCGGTACAACGCGATGGTAGCCGGGACGGTGGGTGCGGCAGTGCTGACGCTCGCGCAAGCGGCGAATAGTATTGTGTTCACCCTGCCGAAGATCATCATGACCAAACTTTCCATGCCCTTGAAGCTTGGCGATCTGCTGCTGTACGACGCAACCTTCGACGCTCCGCTTGACGACGTGACCGGGCATAGCGTCGCCGTCACAGTGACGAACGGAACCTGGTTGCCGTTCATTTAGACGTGGGGCGGCGTGTGTCGCTCCTGATGAGAGAGACAACGACATGGGCTATCTGAGCAAGTTGCGCGTGCCGGTTGAGGTGGCGCTGTCCGGCGGTTACGTCGCCAAGGTACGGGCGTTGCGCCCGGACGAACGCGACCAGGCGCGCGAGATTGCCCAGGGGGGCAAGGATGGCGTGGCGGCGGCGGTCAAACTGCGGCGCATTGACCCAGAGGCCGACATCCCGTTCGACGGCGACGCCTTCAATCGTGAACTGCTGGCGCGGTGCGTCTGTGAGTGGACGCTGGACGATGACGACGGCAAGGTGCTGCCGATTACGACTGAGACCATGCAGATGCTTCAGACGGAGGGCAGCGCAGCGGACTACGACCGGCTGCTGTTGGCAGTCAACGCACGCACGGAGATCCCGGCCCCAAAAGGGCAGAGTATCAGTACCGTCTCGGCCTGATCTTCGCCGGCAAGGGCGACCCGATGACGGACCCGGCCGGCAACGTCTGTGACGAGCCTATCCCGATGCTGACGGAATTCCGAATGGCGGACCGGTTCGGCTGGCAGGCGCTCGAAGGCTGGGCGCGGTTGCCGATCATCGCCCAGGAACTACTGGTGATGATCCTCAACGCTGAATCCGAGGGCCGTGAGTGGATGGCGGCGAATCGGGGCTAGGGTGTGTCGATACGGATAGTCGCCCAGGCTGCGAAGTCCTGAGCGCACGTCATGGACGTACCAGCGGGCACGACGCGATCAACGTCAGTGAGAACAGCCAGGTAGCTTTCAACGATGCCACGCTTCTTGAGGATGTCGTGTGTTGTCACGACTTGATCCGCGATGGTGCTTTCAGCGTCGTTGCATTTACTGCTGAGAAGGTCAAGTTGGCGCTGAAACTGGCGCACGAGCAGATCGTCAGGGCCGACGTAGCCGCCGTTCTGGATTACTGCTAGCGAGTAAGCAGGCGGCGCTTTGGTTGGCGCTGCCCCTTGCGGGACATCCTGGCTAGGATGCGAACTGAACACGACGGCCAGCAAAAGACCAGCAACACCAAGAATAAATACCACGAACCATCGCGGCGGGCGCATGACGCTCTCCAATCAACGTTTGATCATTTGATGGCGACAGCCTAGCACACAGCGTCGGGAAGGAGTAGCGATGAACGAAACGATGGCGTTGCTCCTGAAATTGCAATTCGGCGCTGAGAACGCGGCAAGCGACGTGATTAGCGCCATCGCCAATGACCTCAACGGCCTAGGTGGTGAGGCAGGAAAGGCGGCTAAGGCACTTGCCGCCATGGGGCCAGCGATGATGGCCCTGGCTGCTGGCGCGGCGGCGGCCGGCGCTGCACTGATCGTCGCAACAAAGGCAGCGGCGGACTTCCAAACGCAACTTAGCCGCGCAGAGGCCAACACAACGCTGACAACTAAAGAGACGGTGGCCATGGGCGATGCCATCTTGCAGATGAGCCAGCAGTCCGGCATGAGCTTATCTGACTTAGGTGCCGGATATGTTCACGTGTCGAATATTATGAACGACACCACGACTGCGGTAAACGTACTCAACGTCGCACAAGAGAGCGCGGCATCGACAGGCGGCAGCGTTGCGAGTTATGCGCAAACACTTGCCCGCGTGCTGCATGAGTTCGCTATGTCCGGCAGTGAAGCGGCCGCCGCGATGGACATGCTCCACACTGCCGCTGCTGCCGGCGACCTCACCCTGGAACAATTCACTGCCAACAGCGGCAACGCTCTGGCGATGGCTGCCAACTACAAGGTGCCTCTTGACCAGGTGAGCGCCGCTTACATCGCTCTGACCAAACACGGCATGGATGCTGCCGATGCCAATACCCAGATGGCCGACCAATTTCTTCGACTGACGACAGTCACGCCGAAGGTGGAAACGGAGCTCAAGCGCGTTTCGCAGTTGACCGGCGTTGACCTAGTTGGGGACTTTACTTCCGCCGGTCTCGCGTCGAAGGGGCTGACCGGTATCTATGCTGATCTGACCGATGCTGAGAACAAAATGGGCATGTCGTCTGAGGCGGCATTTGCTGAGAATATGCTCCTGGGCGACTCGCTTCGAGGTGGGCGCGGACTTGCCATCCTGGCCGGTAACGGTTTGACCGACTATACGGCCATCCTCGGCCAGGTTGATGACGCCACGGCCTCGGCTGCCAAACGACAGGATGACTACAACCGCTATCTCCAGACGACTGCCGGCGAGATGGACCAACTCAAGGCCATGGCGTTAGCGCTGGCGATCGCCTTCGGCGGACCGCTAAACGACGCCTTTGGTGCGTTGCTGTCGGACATCGTCGGCACCATCCAGGAATTTCAGGCGCTCAACGACAAAATCTTCCAGATGACCGCATTTTTCCGAAATTGGGTGATCTCGACTGGCGCTATTGGCACGGCACTCGAAGGCGTTGATACATCTACTGATAATCTTGTGAGCGTCCAGCACAATCTAGAACTCCAAATGTACGCTACGGCCGGCGCTGCCAGAGCCGAGGAAATGGCAATCACTGACGGCCTCTCCGGCGCGATGGCCTCCGCCAATGAGCAGAGCGCATCTATGGCGACGCAGGCCGAGGCGATCGCGGCGCAGGATAAGGCGCGGGCGGAGGCAATCAAGCAATTAGTCAAGGATACTGCCAAGGCCAATGTCGATGCCTGGCATGACGCGATCTCCACCGTTACTGACCAACTCGCAACCGCGACCGCTGCCGATAAGGTCATGGCCGAGCAGTCGCACAGCGCGGCGCTGGCAACTATCCAGGCAAACGCGGACGCCAGCAAGATGGCGTTGGCGGATGAAGTCAAAAACTACAACGACGCTATGGATGCTGAGATCAAGGCGCGCCGGGAACAGCAGGTCGCCAATGACAAAGAACTCCAGATTGAGGCGGCGACGGCTACCGCGTCGGAGAATAGCCGCTACAACGACGTGGTCGCCGGCTACGCTGCACAGAAGGTCGCTGCTGATACCTACTACAGCATCGTCACGGACCATATCAACCAGGAAGTGACGGACGCGACCAACGCTGAGCGGCAGCGGGTAGAGGCGGCAACGGACGCGACCAACGCCACAATCCAGAACCTTCAGAACGAAAAGCAGGCGTTCGACAATACCATCGCCGAGGAGATCCAGGCGCGGCAGAACCAGTACACCATGGACGTGCGCATCCTGGATGCGACGACCAAGGCGCAACTGGCGGCGATCAAAGGCCAGGAAGACGCGCTGCGACGCGAGTACGACTACCGCAAGCAGGAGCAGCAGGTTGGCGGCAAGGAAGGCAAGCCGGCGGAGGCGCTGCTGCGGCAGTATCACGACTTGCTTGATGCCGGCAACGTCACCGGCGCTGAGGCGATAGCGACCAAGCTCTCCGGCATTGACCAGAACCTTGCCGACATGATGGCACAGGACCAACTCAACCGGCAGGAGGCGGCGCTCCAGAGTCAGGCGACGTCTATCCAGGACCAGGCCAACGCCCAGAAGCAGAGCATGGGTGACGAGCTTGCGGCGTTCAAGGAGATGGAAGCCGACAAGAAAGCCGCTTCCGATGCCTGGTTCGCTGCTGAGATTGAGATGTGGCGCGGGCAGTTGGCGGCGTACAAGGACGATCAGGCGGCGCACCTCGCGGCATACAAGGTGACCGAGCAGCAGAAGCAGGATACGGCGACCTTCAACCATAAGCAAGCGCTCGCCATTATCGCCGGTGACGACATCATCGCCAAACGAGCGCACGATGCGCAGCTCGCGGCGATCAAGCTGGCAGAGGATAACAAGCGCTCCGTTGATGCTGCACAGGCGGCGGCGGACCTTGCCAAACTCCAGGCGGATAAGACGGCGCAGGATGCCGTGTACGCGGCGAGCGAGACGGCGCGCGCCAAGCTCTACACGGAGCAGACCGCTGCGGCGAATGTTACATACAAAGATGAGACGGACGGCATTGATGCGGTTGCGAGGGAGCACCAAAAGCAACTGCAACAGATGGCGAATGACGCCAATACCTGGAGCGGTAGCGAAACGGCGGCGATTGACGCCGTGACGAGCGCTCTGGACGCCATGAACGGTGCGCTCAACGGCCAGGCGGCGGCGCAAACTGCGCTCAACGCTGCACAGGCGGCGAGCGGGACCGGCATGCAATACGGGACTGGCAACGCCGGCGGCACTGGCGGTGGTATCCCGGCGCCTGGCGGTGGGCCTGCTCAGCACGACGGCAGCAACGACGCGCGCGGCCAGCAAATACTTGCCAATGCGCAGGCCATGACTGGCGACCAGTCCTATGACGGCTGGTGTGAGGCATTCGCTGAACGGGTCTCCGGCGTTGGCAATATGGGCGGCTCGGCGCGGGGCGCCTGGGGCAACTGGGGCAAGGGCCAGCAGACCGGTATGCCGGATAAGGTTGGCGATTTGGTGTATTTCGGCTATGGCGCAGACGGGCACGTCGGCGTCTACGCCGGCGGCGGCCAGTTCACCAGCGCCTTAGATTCGCCGTGGGGCGTTACCACCATGAGCATGAGCGCCTATGAGCAGGCGAACAATGCGCCGTACCTCGGCTATGTCCAGCCGTTCTACAACGGCGGTTGGATCAATGAGCCGATTATGGGCGTCGGCGCATCCGGCCAGCGTTACAGTTTTGGCGAGAAGGGACGTGAGTACGTCTCACCGGACGGCAAAACCGGCTCCGTCAACGTCTACATCACCGGCAACTACCTGCTGAGCAACCGCGACCTCGAAGAGCTGGCAAGCAAGGTCGGTCGCGTCATCGTCCGCCAGACCGGCGCCAGCATCAGCCTCATCCGCTGATGGGCCTGACCGTCAAGGTCGCCGGCGTGGACGTGTCGGCGTTAGTGGACGTGTCCACGCTGACGATCACTGAGGTATTGACCCGGCGCGGCGACACGGCGAGTTTCGACATCCTGGATCCGTCGCTGCTACGCACCTACTCGCCGCTCCAGGCGGTGACGATTACTGACGAGCTCGGCAACGTGAAGTTCGGTGGCGTGGCGACGCGGCTGGGGCAGCGAGTATCTGATGGTCCGAGCACCAATCGCTGGCGGATGCAGTGCCAGGACTACACCTACTATCTGAGCCATGTGCTGGCGAACAAAAAGTACCAAAATCAAGGCGTCGATGTCATTGCGAAGGACCTCCTAGCGAGCTTTCCACCGGGCCATGCCATCACGACGGTCAACGTCCAGGCCAATCTGCCGGTGCTGCCGACGTTCAACGCGCCGCACCTGACGCTGGCGAAGGCGTTCGACAAACTGGTACGCCTGAGCAACACCACGGCCTATCTGATGTGGGACGTCGACCCGTCCGGCGACCTACACTTTTTTGACCAGAACCATGTGCCGGCGGCGGATGTGGTACTGACTGACCTCGTACCGACCTTTGGCCGTCCTGTCCGTAGCCCGACCGTGCCGGAGGTGTTCGCGCAGGCCGGGGGAGCGACCGGCTACGCCAACTATGCGCGCGACACGTTCGAGTACGAGACGGACGCATCACAGTTCGCCAACTCGATTACGTTTCGCGGCGGCACGTCGATCAGCAATCCCTACGCGCAGACGTGGGTCGGCAATGGGCAGCAGACCAGCTTCCTGTTTGACTACAGCCCGGACACGACGGCGCTGAGCGGCGGCTACCCGCCGGACACGACGGCGACCGGCGGGGCTAGTCTGACCAAAGTCGCCATCGGCGGCGTCTATCAGACCGTCGCGCTAGACAACGGCGGCGGCTTTGGCGGCTCGGCCTGCCTGGTGTCGCTGGATCAGCAGAGCCAGACGGTAACGCTGCGCTTTGCTGTGGCGCCGGCCAGTGCGGCAGTAATCGTGGCGACCTACGTCTACGATTTCCCGATCCTCCAGCGCATCAAGGACGCGGGATCTATCGCCAAGTATGCATCGACCTGGGAAGAGTACGTCACGGATACGACCGTCAAGAGCATCGGTGAGGCGGCGCAACGGGCGGGATCCATGCTGAGTCAGTTTGCGCACCCGCTGGCGACGGCGACGGTGGACGTTGACCGCACGTACCGGGGCAGCCTAGGCGCGGGGCAACTCGTGACGCTGGTGAATACGCAGCTCGGCATCAATACGCAAATGATCGTCACCGATTGCACCATCACCGGCCAGCCAGGCGGCGGCTACCGGCACTCGCTGCGACTCGCCGCATTCGCGTGAGAGGAAGATAGATGGCAACGCCGCTAAGGGTCCTGGATGCGCCCGACTTGCTCAAGTTACTCATGAGCACGACCGGCGATGATGTCCCGGACAACCCGGCAGAGCAACTGAGCGACTTTGTGCCGTCGCCGGCCACCGGCAGTGACGACGTGGTGATCACGGACAGCGTGACCGTCACGGCGCGGGCAACACCGCCAAACTACCTGTACAACGCCGCTGATGCCATCTGGGGGCTGGCGCAATATGGATAGGCTAGTCACAGTCGCGGACACCATCCGCGTCACCGGTATCTGGACGACGCGCATGTTTGACGCACGCAGCGGCCGACTGGTGAGCGAGCACCAGTATCGCAACACAATTTGTGTCAACGGCAAGGCCTATATCGCCCAATGGCTCAATGTCGAAACGCCTGCACAGACGCTGGCCAACATCTATGGCGCGGTGGGGACGAGCGCGGTTGCGCCGGCGGCGGCGGATACGCAACTCGGCACGGAGCTGGCAAGGGTGCTCCTGGGCACAAACAGCCGCGCGGCGAATGCCGTGACAATGTCCTTCTTTTTCAGCACCTCGCAGGCAAACGGCACCTGGACAGAGGCGGGGCTGTTCCTCGGTGCAACGAGCGCGGTGAATAACGGCAGCCTGCTGAGCCATACGGTCGTGAGCGAAGTCAAGACGAACCTACTGACGGCTGTTCTTGCATGCCAAATAAGTATCGGGTAGATCACGGAAGATGCTTCCAAGATAGACGAAACACGATTCTCTTTGCAACCATGTACGAGATGGGGTACCGACGCGCCAACTCAGCGACCGTACATAACTTAGTATCATAGAGGCGGCGCATTTCGCAGACATCACTTTCAGTGAGTTTCGATAGAGGGTGTTGAGAGCCAATGAGCCGAATGAAGCTACCGTCCATCATTGGGGTATGCCCTCTCCCCTTTGCCCACATTTCCTTAAGGTTATCGGCATTCGTACCTAACTTCAGATGGTCTGGACGACAACACGGCGGATTGTCACAGACGGAATGCATTACCGTCATTCCGTCTGGGATAGGACCATATGTTAGTTCCCAAGCGACTCGATGGGAGGACGTAGTACGTCCGTGAAAACTCAGATGTCCATAACCAAACGACAAGTGCGCTTTACCCGTCCACAGCCAACATTCTCCTGTCTTGTCAATACGTGCCCAGAAGCGTTCAGCGGCGGTATGTTCATAGCGGCCTGTGTGATAGCAATTGCTGGAACAGTACACGCCTCCTCCTCTCCGTGCTGCTGATGGGTGAATCGTAAATACTTTGTTGCAAGCATTGCAGGTACACGAGATGCGCTCGAACGATGGGCGCATTCTGGGCGACGGGGTAGAATTGCTCCGCATGAGCGTGCTCCAATCACGTTTGTGCCGGGACCGGGACGTTGGTAGCGTCGCCGGTCCACACCAATTAACTGCCTTCATTTTACCATCTGACTATCGGCTGAGAGGGACCGCATGGCGCTTTATCAGGTAGCGAGCGGCGGGGGAATCCTGGCCGCTGACGTTAATCAAATTGTGAACACACTTACCGCTGCGGTCAACAACCCGGTAGCGCTGGCCGGGACGCTGGCCGTGACCGGCGCAACCACGCTGACTGGCGGCGTGGCCGGCGTCATGGCGGCAACCGGCAATGTGACGGCCAATGGCAACCGGTGCGTTGAAGGCACGGCAGCGGCGACCCACGCCGAGGTGTACCCGGCGCAAGGCAGCGTGAGTGTCGCCAGCTCGGGCACGGTGAGCTACACCCTGACGTTTGCGCGGTCCTTCGCCAGTCTCCCGGCCGTCTCTGGGAGCTGCATGAACGGCGGCGCAATCCATCCGAACGCAACGTGGCAGCCGACCGCTATCAGCACCACAGCGACGACGTTCATTTTCGAGAACACCGATCCGGGCACACAGACGATGACGAACTTTTCGATTATGGCGCAAGGAGCCTAGTCATGCATCCGGTCACTGACGATGATCCTGCCGTGGGCGACGCTGTGCATTGCGGCTGGGTGGAGCACGACGGCGAGCGCACCGCGACAGGGAAGATTACCGAGGTGTCGGCGGCACACGTGACGGTGTTGCTGGACACACCGCTACCCGGCAGGTTCGCGTCTAAAGTGGCGTTCCCGCACCATTCCGACGTGCCCGGGCTACGCTGCCGGAGGACCGCATGACCGAGACCTACGTGCTCTTGCGCCGCGACTGGACGGCAGCCAACGTGCTGGCGCTGGCGAGTGAGGGACTGGCCCCCGTCCTGGCCGGTGCTGAGATGATCATCTTCGGGCGACCAGAACCACAGGCGATCTTGCGATCCAGTACGCACGATGCGCTGCTGGCAGCAAAGGAAGCGCACGATCAGACGGTAGCGCCGTCTGTCCCGGAGGATGCGACACATGGCGCTGAGCGTTAACCTGCCGCAGGACGGGGCAAATAACCCGTACCTGGGATTGTGGGATACCGCGAACGGCCGCTGGGCGCTGTGGCAAGGCCGCAACGGCGCGACGAACGGGCCCGGCAGCGCGGCGACAGCAGCCTTGGCGACGATGCCACTGGATGCCGCCGGGAACCCGCTCAACGTGGATGGGAGCGGCAACCTCAAAACCGCAATCTGGGCGGGCGGCGGCGCCGTCAACGGCACACAGGCGAGTACTGACGGTCAGGGTGCGACCGCGCAAGGTCTCATCACCCTCGGCTACCTGTTCGGTTTCAACGGCACGTCCTGGGACCGACTGCGCGTCGATGCTAACAAGACCCTGAAGACCGCGCCGACGGACACTGCCGGTAATGCGCTGACTTTCATCAATAATCGGGTGCCGTCCTCCCTTGGCTCTGTTGCTGTCGGAGCAGGCGTGGGCTTTCCGGCGGCGCTGACCGCCAGCGCCGACACGCTCTACCGATTCGCGTCCACTGCGCACCGGTTCATCCTCCAGAACAACACCACGGTTGCGCTCTACGTTGAGTTTGGCACGCCGGCATCACCGGGCAGTCTCTGCCTGCCGCCTGCGAGCGGTGGCGTGGGCAGTTACCTGGAATTCTGGTGGGAGGGGACCGACGTGCATCTCTACTCGACGCTAGCGAGCAGCGTGGACGGAGCAACTGCTGGCGGCATCGTCCTGAAGGCGTTCCAATAATGCCACTCTTCACACCGCCGCCGAGCTACGCCAACCTGTCGCTGCCTGGCAGCTGGGACACCGCCTGGCGCAACGCCAAAGCGGCGAGTGGCAGCAGCACCTACTGGATGACCGCGCTCGGAGACTCTTTCACCGAGGGCATGGTTGCGACCGACTATCTCAACCTCGGCTGGTGGGGGCTGTTGCGCGCGAACATCCTGGCGCGTGGCTACGGCCTCTACGCCGACTATTGGCCGACGACAAACTGCGCCTTTTTCGGCTACACAAACACCTGGGCCGGAACGGCGCCGTGGGTGATTAACTCCGGCGCGGCGGCCAATCAACTGTGGCAGCTCTGGGGGCTGACCTGGACATCGACGTGGCCGGCGGCGGCAACCGTGAGTGACCTGCTGACCTTCACCACACCCTATGCCTGTACGACGCTCGCCATTATCTACTATGACTATGCGATCGGCACCTTCAGTTACAACGTTGACGGCGGTGCTGCCCAGACCATTACCTGCGCCGGCAGCGGGCAACTCAAACTGACGACGGCAGGGCTGGCCGGCCTTGCCAACACTGCCCATACCATCCATTTCACCGCGCAGTCTGCCGGCAACGTCCTGTGCGTGCAGGGCGTGCAGACGATCAAGACGAGCGGCGGGCCCGGGCTGGCATTCGCCAACTGCGCGGTCGGTGGCGATCAGGTAGCGAATCACGTCGGCACTGCCGGGCAGCCTGCCGACCGGATCATCCTCTGGCAGGGATGGACGGCCTCCGGCACGCCAACCGGCTTTGGCTTCCCCACGCAGCCATCACTCGCCATCATCAGCTTCGGCCTCAATGATGTCGGCAACGGCAAGCCGCTGGAGCAGTACCAGGCAGGGCTAGACCGGATGGTACGGGCATTCCAGCGCGGCCAGGGGCAGTGCAGCGTGCTGTTCGTGATCCATTCGCTGGGCGATGGTGTGAGCAGCGACGCTGGCGGCAATGAGGCAACAGGGCAGGCATGGTCGCTGTACTGCAAGGCCGTCTATGACGTGGCGGCCTTGCGCGGCTGCGGGGTGGCGGATTTTTCCCAGAAGTGGGGGATGTACCCGTCTACAAACGGCCTGATCGACATCACCAAGGCGAACCATCCGACGAACGCCGGCCACGCGGACATCGCCGCGCTGCTCGAAACCATCCTGTAGGGGAGACGATGGCGCTCTATATCAGCCCGGTAGACGGTGTGCAGCACACTGAGGACCCATCCACAGCGGCCACGCTGCCCGGCAAGGCGCTGGGTGCGCCGTCGCCGGCAACGTCAGCCACGACCGGCTACGTGTACATCCCGGTGATGGCCGGCGTACCGACCGGCGTGCCGACAGCGGCAACCGGGTATGCGCCGCTGGTGTTGGACAGCACCACCGGCCAGTTGTGGGCGTACATGAACGGCTCCTGGCAAGGCGTCATACGCCGGCTCACCGCCAACGACGCCAACCCGGCGCTGACGCTGGTGCAGAACGGGGCGGGCGGCGGCTTTACGGTCAGTAGCTTCACTATAGACAAGTACGGAAACGTCTTGAGCGGTGGCAATATCAGTGCCGCGAACCTAAATGCAAACGGGCAACTGAACATCATCATGGGTGGTGCAGGACAGTTCTGTTCCGGCATTGGTGTCGCCAACATCCAGTACGCGCCGGTCGGCAACACCGCCGGCGTGCTGACGACCCTGTTCACCTACGCCTTCCCGGCAAATGGGTTGGATGTGGCGGGGAAGGCGATCCGCATCAAGTCCTGTGGCACTCTGGCTGCCAATGCCAACAGCAAGACGATCGTGGCGTATTTCGGCAGCACGCAGATGGCGATCTACACCGGTACCGCCAGCGGCCTGGCCTATCGCGTCGAGGCGACGGTCATCAAGACTGGTGCGAGTGCCCAAACCTGGTCCGCCACGCTGAGCATCAGCGGCCTTGCGCCGCTGGAGTTCAACGGCACGTCCACCGAGGTAGACACGGCGGCCATTGCTGTTGTCACCAAGGGAAACGGCCTTGGGGCAGGGGACGTGACGGGCACGTCACAAGAGACCTGGTACGCAAGTTAGGGAGTAAGCAATGCCACGTAGCGTTGGTCCGATAAATGGTTGTCGCATCACCGCCGTTCCATCCCCATCGTTCGTCGGCTCCAACATCGTGCAGACGGCGAGTTACCGCGTCTGCTGGGTGACGATGCATGGGACGCTGCCGAGCTTCTCCGACGCCCCGACCGCGCCACCCTTCCAACAGGGGACAGGTAGCGTCACGGTGACGGAGCCGAACACCACCAGCGCGCTGGCGATTCAGCAGGCTATTTTGCAAAGCATCGCTGCCGCTGAGGGGCTGACCACCGGCGACATTATCGTGTTGCCTTCAGGGACGGATGTTATCACCCTCTGATGCTCACATTGCTTCTTTTCCAACCTACCAGCTCGCTCCTCGACCGCGCAATTGATGCGGCCGAAGGCAGCGCCACGGCGCCGACGCATGCCGCGATCCAACTGGACGCGACGCACGAGATGTTCGCCGTGCACGCCACCACACCGCCGGAGCCATCGGTCGCTGTCGCAGTCGTCGGTGACGCCGGGACGACGCTGGTGACGTTGCCGGCGGGAAGCACCGTCGTGACAGGAGGTACAACGTGATCAAACCACGAACGCTCTTGCGCGCTGTCCTCAGCCGTGCGCTCCGTGTGCTCCTGCGCGCCAACACCGGCCCGGTGGACGCGCTCGTCTATGCCTTCGTCCTCTGCTGGGTGGTGTTCCTGGCATTTACCCCGGACGGCATGTACGCGCACACCAGTGTCGATATCGTGCTGACGTACAAAGGCGTCTGGATATGGCCGGCAACATTTGCCATGCTGGTGACGCCGCTCGGCTGGATGAGCGGCCGCCCCTGGGTGCATCACAGCGCGCGCGCGGTAGCAGTCGCCTGGTGGGTGTACATCGGCGCGGCGACGGCGATTGTCGCGCCGGCCATCATCGTGTTATGGGCGCAGTCCCTGTGCTGCTTTGCCGCTGCGATCTGGCTCCTGGCCCGTGAGGGCGCAAATGATGTTGTTGTTGCGCCGCCTGTCGGGAAGTAGGCTCCGTATGGAAAATATCGGCACGGCCTACCCGGTGATTGCAGCGATTATCACCGTGGTGGGGACGATCATCGCCGGGCCCCGACTGGCAGCGTACACCGCTCGCAAGAAGGCGCAAACCGACGCCATTGAGCGGAAGCGACTGCTGGACGAGGCGACGGCAACAGCAAAGATTGACGCGAGCGAAGTCGACCGCGCCCAGATCAGTGCCGACTGGCAATGGATTGTCAGCAACCTGCGAACTGAAGTGACTGCCTTGACGGCGGATCAGCGCGTGCTGCGTGAGGAACTGAACCACCTCAGCACCGACCTGGATACGTTGCGGCGTGCAAACACGGCGCTGCACGTGGAAAATGACAGCCTGAGAGATCAACTTGCGAATGTGACGACACGCCACGATGTACTGAAAGCGCGCGTCGATAACCTTGATGCCGCAAACATCGTACTTCGGCGTGAACTGAACCGTCACGGCATCCCGATACCGGCGCTGGCAAGGCTGGACGTGCAGTGACCGGCTACACCGCACGCTGCTCCTGCTGCCGCCGGGAAATGAGCAATACGTACTGGACCGTGATGTCGCCGCGCAGGGTCAATGTGCATCTCTGTGCGGCATGCGGGTGCCAACTTCTATGGTAGGTGTTTCCAGAACTTGCGGTTGACGATTCCAGAGACGTGGGCTGAGGATATGTTGAACTGTGCGGCGAGTACCTTTTGCATCTCTCCGGCGGCATATCGTGATCTAATCACAGCAATATCGGCAGCTTCCAATTTCGCTCCGGCTGCATCCTCGCCCCGCCGTACCAACTCAGGATGTTTACGCATTCCGCTCCTTTCCCCTGTAGCGCGACATTCTGGATTGGTACGCATGGGGTGACGATCGCCGAACCGGTGACGTTTCTTTTCTCGCATGTCTGCATTATTGTCCGCACAGGTACCCAGCCGAAGATGTGCGGGATTGCAGCAGCGGGGAATGTCGCAAGTATGCATGACGAAAAGTCCCTTGGGTACAGGGCCAATCATCGTTAGGTACGCTACTTTATGAGCACCCATAGTCCTGTCGCCGAATGTGCAGTGTCCGTATCCTTTACTTCTGAGCGCACCTTTCCATATCCAGCAACCATTGGGATTGCTCCGATCAACGTGACGCCAAAATCGGCGGAGCGCCATATACGGAGCATCAGAATCCTTGCATGCTCTGCAGCAATATATAAGGCTAGCGAATATCTCTCGATGATACCGGAATGTGCTTCCACAGAATCGACAGTACAGAGGGAGTGGTGGCAGGGTAGAATGCGATTGCATGACGTACTCCAAGCTACGTTGAGCCACGACGCCGGAGCCTTGCACGCTCGCGGCGTCACCACCATTAAGTGACCATTTATTATACCGCTTCTGCCCTGGTTACGCTTGCTTATGGATGGGAGTGTGTATGTTGAAAGGTCTAGACAACTTGTTTGGATGCCTACGCATCTACCGCCGCCTGTCGCGGGGGACCTGGACAAAATATCGCTACGACCTGCCGGACTACTTCCCGGACTACTTCCTGCGCGGCGACTACTGGAGCCACGCAGCGCCGATGGCGACTATTCCTGACTACCTGACGGTGCTCAACGTTGAGAGGTGGGACGGGTGATGCCGGAGCTTGCCGAACTGGTGAAACTGCTCACCGATGGTGAACGTCGCACGGTGACGATGCTGTGCTTCCCAGGCATGCACAGCATCCCCCGCCTGTTGCGCTTGCGATATGGCGCTCGGGCGGCTGGGCTGCGAAACCGGGAATGTCTGGGGGCCAACTGCCGGCGGCTGGAGTTTGCGCGGGAACAGTACAAAAGAGGGCGAATGGCAGAATGGAATATCCGCCCTACGATGCCTTCCGGTGATGCGCGGGTGAAGGAGTGAGCACTCCCGCCGTCTACTCGCTCGCCATCGCCGCCGTCCTCTGCGTGCTCATTATCTGCCTGACCGTGCTGGCGATTGCGGTGATGGACCGGCATCGCCCGAAGGGACCGTGGGACCGATGACTCCTCTTCGCCCCTATCCATTGACCACAGAACAGGATGATGACGAAAGCTACGTCGTCAGTGACGATGTGACCCTGACGTACGGATGGGGCGCAACAGAAGACGCGGCGCTGCTGGATTATGACGAGTCGCTAACGGAGTATCGGGAACTCTGTGTTGCTGAAGGCGTACCGGAGCGGCAAGCCTGATGCCGTCCAAGTCCTGTGGTCAATCCCTGCCCGGCCCCGGCGACGATACCGCGCTGATCCAGTCCTGCCAGTGGTCCGCCTGGAAGAGCGTGAATAGCACCGCTCCCCTGGCCGTTGCAGCGTCGGCCGGCATCCCGGTACGCATCTTCCGTGACACGTCCACCGATGCCGCCGGTTCAACGGACGCGGCGAACATCCTGCTCGCACACGACCTCAGCGCCGTCACGCACCTGCAAATCTGCTGTGAGTCCGGGCGCTCGCTTGATCCGGTGTGGCAGACGGAAGTGTATTACGGCCTGCGGAACGGCGGCTACGGCGGCACGATCCTAGTGGGGGCGCTGCCCACGGGCAACCCGACCCAAATAACCGTAGTTGGTAATGACCCACACTTCCCGGAACTTGAACCGCTCTACCCGCTGCTACGTCTCACCGGCATTGACCTGGCGCTTGACGAGTACACCGGCATCCTCAGCACAGATCCGCGTGTACCGGCCTGGTGGCCGTATACGGCGCAACGGCACCGACTGATCGTGGCTGACCTGGCCCGGCAGGGTATCGCCGTCCAGGTGGTCATCACGGAGAGCGGCGCTGATAACGTGCAGCCGGAGGCGAGCGGCCAGGGTGGCTGGCAGGCGCGCGGCTGGGCCGCTGCCGACTACCTGACGACGTTGCAGGCATTGGACGCCGGCGACCAGGCGGACGCGGCGGTCCTGTGCCGGTGCGTCTTTGCGAGCAACCCGACGCCGGACTGGGCAGCGTTTGACATTACGCCGATCGCCGCTGACCTTGCGGCGTATGTGCGAGCGCAGGCAGGAGTAAAGATGCCGGACTATAGCAAGGCAACCTGGGTGCCGTCACCGAACTTCTGGGCCGGTCGGCAAGGCAACACAATCAAGGCGCTGGTGTTGCACGGCACGGCAGGACCGGGCGCTGTCTCCTGGTTTAGTAATACGATCAGCCAGGTCAGCGCGCATTACGTGGTCGACGTCGACGGTACGGTGACGCAAACCGTCTCGGAGGCAGACAGCGCCTGGCACGCTGGCGTCGTCACGGCGAACAGCGCCTACGCCGGCGGCCCAAATCCGAACCTCTGGACGATTGGTATTGAGCATGTCCGCGACGTAACCAACACCAGCCCAATCACACCGGCACAACTGGCGGCTAGCCTTGCGCTCGTGAAGGACATCGTCACGCGGCACGGCACGCTTGCCTTGATCCTCCATGACCAGATTGACGTAGGCCGGGTCTGCCCTGGGCCGAACTTCCCGTTGCAGGCGTTTCAGGACGTGGTGATGCAGGAGGGGACCGTGCCTGACTGGCCGATCATCAATCAACTCGCGCAGCCGGACAATAACGACGCGAACGACTGCGGCCCCGCGACGGCAGACATGATCGCGCGCGACCTCGGCCTCGTGCCGGTGGATGAAACCGTCCGGCAAGTCAAGCTGGAAGAGACGGGCAATGCGGACTGGACGGGCTACACCACAACGATGCAGATGCAAGCCTGGTTTGCCAGTCGGGGCGTACCGTGCTTGCAGGTGCAGACGCAGGATCCCGCCGGCGCCATTGCCGATGCGCTCGCTACCGGCTGGCCGGTGGCCTATCTGCGCTACGGCGACGTGGCAACAAAGACTGGCGGCCATTTCGTGGCGGCGGTGCCCCGAGCGCCGCTCTACACATTTGCCAACCCCTGGACCGGCGCTTACGACCTGTGGAGCGCGGCAGACGTGAACGTCAACAGCCTGGGTGGCTGGCTGGTGATTGTACAGCGAGCAAAGGAGGTAGTGACCGTGGACGATACGTTGAAGGCGGCCGCCGTAGCGCGATTCAGCGCGCTGGGCGTGCAGCCTCTCACCGATGGCGCGCTGTTCAAAGCCTACGCGCGGATGGTAGACCGCTGGATCAAGAGCGGCCGGGATGCGCTGACGGACCCGACGCCGGCGATACGACCGGAATGGGCTATCAACAATCTGGCTCGCCTACCGCTTGATAACGGCATAGTCCTCGAATGGCACGGTGGCGATGGCATCACCTACCAGATTGAGGCCAAAGACCGTGATGCCGTGTTCAAGGAGTGTGGCTGGTAAATAGGTGCTTCGCCGGCTGTGGATGGGGGACGGCGTGAATCTCCGATATCTCTGGTACGTCTTTCGGCATAAGTGGTACGTCTTCATCGCCTGTTGTCGACTCGGCATCCCCTTCGCTGGCATCGTCCATGACCTGAGCAAGTTCCGACCCAGTGAATTCATTCCCTATGCCCGCAACTTCTACGGTGGCAAGGACGGCAAGGGCAGCCGTGGCGGCTACCTGACGCGGGCGCTCCTGGAGAGCAACTACCACGGCGACATCCGCAACCACATCTCGGAGCGCGTCTTTTTCCGGTGGACGAAAGAGCGGGTGGAAGCGGACTTCGACAAGGCCTGGCTGCTGCACATCCACAGGAATCCACACCACTACCAATTCTACATTCTGAAAGAGGACAGCGGCGAGACCAAGGTGCTAGAGATGCCGGAGCGATACATCCGGGAGATGGTAGCGGACTGGCGGGGCGCTGGCCGGGCGATTCAAGGCAGGAAGTCGGACGCCCGCGCCTGGTATCTCAAAGGCAAGGACAAGAAGGTGCTCGCACCGAACACTCGACGCCGGGTGGAGCAACTACTCGGCATCGCATAGTCGCAACGAAAGGGACTCTCAATGTCACTCGATTGGAACTGGCTCCTGCATGCCGACGAACTGCTTCTGTTCATCTACCTGGTGGTGTGGGCAATCCGTGAGATTGTCGGACTGGCCGGACGGCGACCGTGACTGACCAACCGCAGGGCGCAACGCTGACGGCGACTCCGGCTGAGACCGTTAGTTGGCTGCCGATTATACAGCGCCGTATCCGAGACTCGATCTTGCCACCTGACCTCACTGAGACCGACGGGTGCTACCTCACGCGAGAAATTGCAGCGGCAGGGACCGACTTCTTTGCCACGACAGCCGCCGTACTGCCTGGTGAGCCGTACCTGGATAGTACGTATCAGGGTGATCTCGTGGCCGAATTCAGCGCAGCACACGGCAACCTAACGGCCATCGTCTCTACAGAGTTCGTACTGTTGTTTGCTGCGACCAAGAAAATGTGCATCACGCGGCGCGTCGGAAGGGGTGAGGATGTCGTGACGGAAGTGGCACAACTCGCTAGGATAATCAAGTGAGCGTCATCCGCTTCAGGCACACACTTTACTCACCCGGTGACGACGTAAAGAGCGTCGTTGATGCGCTGCCTCTGACGGCTCAGCACAGTCTCGATTGTGAGATGTTCGGCCTGACCGATCTCGTGTTCGTCACGAATATCGTGACGGCGGCGAATCGAGGCGTCCTGGTTCGAGTGTTCAACGACGTTCGCCAATACGGCGGTCCCGCAGACAAGCACGCTGTTCAAATCCTGGTTGATGCTGGCGCTGTCAACGGTCGCATCCAGGTCAAGATTGGCAGTAGCGAACATGGTCAGTTAGACCACCTTAAGAACACGATCATCGACGGCGCTGACGGGGCGCTGTCCGACACGTCGGCACTTGCCACAGGAAGCTATAACCTGAGCGACAGCGCACAACTCCAGGACAATATCTTCATCTACACCAATGATCCCGGCGAGGTACAGCAGGCTCTGGACAAATTCAACTGGGACTGGGAACACAATCACTGTAAGCCGGAACTCCAGCCAGTACCTACTCATCCTCCCATCGCCATCCCAACCCCGGCCAGCACGCCGGAAGCACAAGCAGCGGTCATGCAGGCCGCCGTCCCCCAGGTAGCAGAAGGAGTACCCGCGCAATGAACTTTGTCGTCGATGGCACCGTCGCCGCACTCGTGGCGGTACTCATCCAAACTCTATTCAAACCACTGTTGGAGGTGTGGGTCCAGCCGACTGCCCCCAACCATGACACGCTCGTTCGTGCGCTCGCGCTCTTGCTCGGTGTGGCGTTGATGGCGGTCGATACGCTCATTGGGGGACCGTGGCCGGCCACCGGCAATTCTTGGCTCTTGTTGGTCGGCTCCGGTGCGTTGTCCGGCGCCAGTGCAATAGGAATTTATCACCTGTTGACCGGCAGTGCCACGCCACCTGGCACCGTGAGCGGCCTCCCGGTGCCAATCGCGATGGCGCAAACCATCCGAGACGACAGCACCAACGTCAAGCCTGCCCCGGTTGTCATTCAGCCAGCACCCCCCACCCAGCACGTCGTCACACTGCAAATCGCCCCCACGCCTGCCGCCCCCGACGCCCGGATCATCGACATCACCCCGGTGAGCGGCGGTGAAGCGGCGGCTGGAAAACTTCCGTAGTCGCTACCACCTGGCACGTCGCCTTCGGCACTGACCAGGCGGCGTCCCTTCGCTCGTTTCGCGCGGCTCGCTCGAGCCGCGCGCTGACCCCTTGCACCATAGCGGAAAGGCACCCCATTGGCCGATTTTTCGACGCTCCAGATCCAAGCCAACACCGGCACCCAGGCGACGCCCGTTTGGAGTAACGTCCCTGCCTGGGGTGCTGGCACCGGCCAGGAGTTGCGCTTCCTGGATGTCAACACCGCCGGTGCCACCGCCTCAGCATCCTGGCCGTACATGACACGGCCGGCCGCAACCGCTGCGGTGCCCTACCTCTACGTGTTCAGCGCAGACACGACCTCGCTGGGTGTGCTCGGCACCACGAGTACGACCCCGGCCGCGTTCACCAACGCGAGTTACCTCCAGGCGCGCATCAACTACGATGCCGTCGGCAGCTTCGCTAGCGCACCCATTCTCACCGCCTACCCGACCAACGCGCACGCTGCCGTCACGCGCGGCGATAACTCGCTGCTGGGTGGGAACACCACCGACACCGGCGCTACCGCACGCTCCTACCTCAAGGCCAATATGTTCGGCCGTGTGGTCACTGCCGGCGCTCCTGCCGCTGCTCCGACCAATGCACCGGTGGTGACGGACGGTACGACCGGCGCCGTGACGCCGACTGCCGGAGCCAACTGGGCAACCAATTTCCAAGGTTTACAGGGAGATAACGACTGGTTACAGTTCCCTGCTACCCCAGCCGCAACCACAGCCGATAACATAAATATTATGATCGCTCTGTTCACCGGCCCGAACCAAAGTACGGGTACTTACGCCAATGATGTTTCGGTGAAGTACACTTTTGCCTAGGTTTCTGTAGTGCGCGGGATATGCTTCCATGTCTGCTCGCGCACCACAAATGCGACTGCGGTCAACGAGACGCCATATTTTGCCCCAAAGGCGGCGTATGCGGCATTTCGGCGGGGGCAGTGGGCAATGATGTCGTGAACTGCTGCTTCCGAGAGTTTCGCGCGTCCGTTGTGAGTACCGCTCCGATTAGGAATCTTCGGCGGTGCTTTCGGCTTTCTTTGCAACAGTCGGCGGCGTCCACGTGGCCTTCCATGCGCTTTGGCGTCAGCGGCATTGTCCAAGTCTGTGCCCGGACGCAAATGGCGTGCATTGCAGCAAGGTGGGTTGTCGCAAGAGTGGAGGATGCCTTTGCCTTCAGGTATCGGGCCGTTCGCAATTTCCCAGGCCAAACGGTGAGCACGAACGATTCCCCCACCAGGCAGCCCAATTTGACCGTACCCGTAACTATGGCGTGAAGCTGTCCAGGGCCAGCACGCATCCGGGCCGCCGGACGTATCTACCTTTGCCCAGAAGCGCTCAATCAGGTCGGTACGCGGGCCACGTTGCCCTTCGGCCTTGCACGAGCGGGAACAGTACTGCCCACGACCACGGCGAATTTCATGCGGGAACACTGGGAATGACGCGCCGCAGGAGAGACAGGTACACTGAACAGGCATCGAAGGCTCCAATCTTCGGTGACGGCTCCCGGCTGTTAGCGCAGTGCGGGAGCACTCCAATTTGACCCTTCAGTATAGCACGCCGCGCTTGCTTTCCCCCTGGTAGCGCCTGAAAGGACTTCCCTTGCTCGGCATTCTTGACCCCATCCGTTTCGCCGTGTCCGGTGATCCGGTTGCCTACGCACGCCTGTCCGGCCGCTCGTTCTGGGTGATGAAGTTCCACGATGGGACCGTCATTGAGGAATACCGCCGCGACTGGACGGAACTGCCGCGCAAGGGCCGTCAGAAGCTCCGGCTAGTCTGCCCCAACGGCCAGGTAGCGGAGCTCGGCACCAGTCACGACAATACCGGCCGGTTCGTGCAACTGAAGCTGGCCGTCGCCTCAACGTCAATGGGGCGCCATACCTTGGCGCATCTGATTGGCTACCTCTACGGTCTCAACGGCGAAACGTCCTTCGCCTGCTGGGACTATCGCACCGACACGTTGAGGACGTTTGTGGACAACGCCTACGACTGCAAATGGGAGCACCTCGGCCCGCTCGCGGTGGATCATCTCGGCATCGCCGCGCCGTGAACCGCCGGCGACTTCCATCGTAAAGGGAGAATTGTGACATGAGTACTACATCCACCGTCGCCACTGTGCCGATAGCCAACCAGCACAACGGCACACGGACCACGCCGGCCAGCGCCGTCCCGGCAGGGTTCGATTATGCGACCGTTGCGGTCGACTGCACGACTGGAATTATCACCGCGCCGTTCACCGGTTTCGCACAACCGTTTAGCAGCACGAGTATGTCAATCACCTTCGGCATCCAGTGGTCCTGGGACGGTGGCGCAACGTTCCCGCAGTCCACCGAGGGGGACGTCACTGGGGAACCGACCGGCAGTTGGGGGACTGACCGGCATACGGGACTGCCGATTATGACGCCGAGTGTGGGACTGGGTATTCCCTACGATTCGACGGTAGGCGGCTATCCGACGGCCTACCGCGCCTATATGACCGTTGCCGGGGGGCCGATTTCATTCGGCCTGACCGTGCTGGAGACGGTGGGCTAGCATGGCCGTCGTCAACGTCGCCAACTCTGGACTCCTGCATACAAACAGCAGTCTCGCCCTTAGTTGGACACATAGTCCGGCAGCGAACAATCTCCTGACGTACCGGGTTGCGTCGTATAGCACCGGGGTTGCTGCTACCGGCGTTACTTCCACCGGTGGCGCTGGGACGTTCAACCGGGATATCAACGCGACGGTTGGCACTGACAATGAGTTTGCCGACATCTTCTCCCTGGTCGCACCCTCCGGCGTGACGAGTATGCAATCGGCAGCGGGCCCGACTTTCCAGACGGCGGTATTCAACGAATGGAGCGGCACAGCGACGACCACGCCGCTGGATGTGACCGCGAGCAATACCGCTGCGTCGGCCACGTCCGGTAACGCTGGCACGCTTGCCACTGGCGCTAGCGCCGGTCTTGCCATAGCCATCCTCAACATCGACTGGAATACCGCTACCGCTCCAACGCTGGCATCGACGACTTGGACCCAGGACTTTACCGGCTCGGGGACAGGTATTGAGTCATCCGGCTACACGTATAAGCTCCTGGCCGGTGGAACGTCAGAGATTTCCTCTTGGACATTCCCCGCGACGGATTACGCCGCCGTCAGCGCCAGCTACAAGGCAGCTTCTGGCGCGACGGCGTACAAAGATGCGGCGCTGCGCTTCCGGCTCGTATCGGCGACCGTCTACCGGGACGCGGCGCTACGGTTCCGCCTCCTTGCGCAGGCGTATAAGGACGCCGCACTTCGCTTTCGCCTGGTCTCGCCGGTCACGTTTCGGGACGCGGCTGCACGCTTCAGACTTCAGGCAACAGCCTGGCGCGATAGTGCGCTCCGGTTCCGCCTAGTATCCGCTCCGGCGTTCCGGGATGTAGCGCTCCGCTTCCGGTTGCAGGGAGCCGCCTGGCGCGATGCCGCGCTCCGCTTCCGGCTTGCTGCCCAGGCGTACCGCGATACGGCACTGCGCTTCCGGCTGCGAGCAACCGCCTACCGGGACAGCGGCCTGCGGTTCGTCCTGAATGTGCCAGGCTCCGCCTACCGGAACGTTGCGCTGCGCTTCCGGCTCATGGCGACCGGCTACCGCGATACAACCAGCCGCTTCCGGCTGGCCTCAGCGGCGACCTACCGTGACACGCAGATGCGCGTTCGGTTGGCAGCGGCGAGCACACGCGATGCGGCGCTGCGCTTCCGGCTGGCTGGGCAAGCCTGGCATGACGCGCGATTCCGCTTTGCGCTCGCCGTCCTTGCCTACCGCGATGCCGGTCTCCGCCTACAGCTGGCGGCGCTGGGGTACCGCGATGCCGGCTTCCGGTTCGTGCTCCAGACGGCAACCACCGGCATACCCTGGGTCGGTGGCAAGGTCGGCGCCAATGTCCTCGGCGGACGAACGGCGGCGAGTGTCCTGGGTGGCAAGGTCGGCGCCAATGTCCTCGGCGGTAAGGCGACAGGAAGGTAATCATGGCAGTACCCTACGTCAGCGACACCATAGCGAGTGTCGGCACCAAGATGGTCGCCGCCGTCTTTACCGACGTGGCAGCGCAACTCGACTCCGGCCAGGCCATCAGTCCGACCGGAATCACGTCCGTGTTGACGACGCAACTCACCGGGATCGTCGTGACCGGTGCACTTTCCGGCGCGGCGACGATCAGCGGCACCAAGCTCGTCCAAGTCGTTACCGGTAGCGCCTTGACGCCACAGGCGAAATACTGGCTGACCTTCAGCTATGGCCCGACGCCGGCGGCCACGGTTGGTGAGCGGATGATGGCCATGCAGCAAATCAACTGCGATTACTAACTACGCCAGAGACGACAACACCGCCACGCCGCCCGACTTCACCGGCCAGCAACTCAGCGCCGGGGGTATGCGCTGGGCACGGCGATGGCGGCGATCGGTGCCGACGTATTGCCGGTGGGGTGCTTTGGCGTCTCTGACTACTGCGGGATGCCGGACTCGTCGAGGGTGATCAGCACGGCGGCTTACGTTTTGCCGCGCTGTAGCGAAGGCGCGAACTGAGTCGGTCCGTGATCCCTGCTGGCCGGGGGGACGGCCCGATCTCTTCCAGCGCGGCGCGGCCAACGTCGCCAAGGTTGCGCGCCAACGCTGCCTGACGCTGGCGCTCCTGGTACTGTGGCGACCACAATGAGAGTCCGCGCGCCAAGTCGTACCGCTCTTTGTAGCGGTCGGCATCCAGGCCGTGCGTGCGAATGTGCGCCGGCAAGCCGCCGAACCAGCGCCCGCACTCGTGGCACTGGACGCGGGAACCATCGTCGTCCACAGCAAGGATGCCGCGAGGGGGCAGGGAGCCGTCGCGTTGCGGCGCGGGCTGCGGGGCTGGGCGGTGCGCGGCGTGGTAACGATCGGCGTAGGCGAGCCTGGCGGCGCGGTCCCTGTACGGCATTATGCTACCGTGACGAGATGCGCCGGGATGCGCCCGAAGGCTGCGGTAAAGCCTTCGTCAACGCGCGTGAGGCGTAGCCCCCACGCTTCGGCATCATGGAGATTAACGGCCAGAACGATGCCGTCGCTGAGAAAATCGCGCACGAACTCAACCGCTTCAGCGTGCGTCGAAAAGAGGCAGACGACATCGGTGTCGAACGGTTCGCCATCAAACTTCCACACCGGCAAGCGGCCCTCCGCTTCCAACTCGTCGCGGCAAAGCAGATCATCCCCGATATGATAATCTGCTGGCGCGACGTGAAAGTAGCGGCTCATCCATTGTCCCCCTTACATCTAGAGTATAACCGATGGAATCCCTGGTGTCAAACGGACCTACGCTACCAGGGCCGCGCCCATACCGCCTTGACTGCCGCCGCCTTTTCGGCAGTGATGGCTGCGACGGCCTCGGCTGCCGAGACGCCGGCCTTGCGGATCAGGCTGTCGATGCGGTGCATGTCGCGGCGATGGCGGCCTTCTGAGCCATGCGCGATGAGTAGCGGCTGGCCTGCGGGTATCATCCCGGCGATGGCGTGTTCGCGCTCCATCGCAGCGGCCGACCGCGCGGCGGCGTTGCTGCCGTAGGTGCGGTAGCGGTCGACGCGATCGGCGCGTGCCTGCTCGTACTCGTCTACGGCGGTCTGGTGTTCGGCATCGGTGTCGGTCACGATTGCTCCTCCTCAACGGGCAACCCGGCCTGGTCGCGTTCGTCGCTGGCCAGCAGCGCCAGCAAATCGGCATCTTCCGTCCGCCCGATCAACTCCCTGGCTACCGTGACGGCCTCGCGGTAGGCGGCGTACACGCGGTATTTTGTAGCGAAATCCTGGTAGGTGACGCTTTCCATCGCCGCGCTCGCTTCCACCAGCGCTATGAGCGCGTCCCGCAGGGCTGTTGTAGTGTCGCCTTCGGCATCGTCAACTGCCATTTCGGCCTTCCGTCCACTCGATAATCTTCTCTGCCATTGCTCTTGCCTCTCAGCCGGGTTGCCCCCGGCGTTCACTCGCTACTAAAACGCCGGCGCTGACGGCGAGACCGCACCCCGTCTTGCTCGCGGCGACATCCGGCATCCCGCGCTGACGCTCGCTGGCGGCATCGTGGACGGGCAGAATGACCGCGTGCCAGACGCCCCCTGCCGCCTTGAGGACGCACCAGGTATGCGTCTCAGACTGGACTTTGTTCATTGCTCTTGCCTCTCAGCCGGGGTCATTGCTAGTGCCATCGTGCGCCGTAGTATGTCCACATAGGCCTGAGCGGCCCCTAGGCTGCTCCACGTCGTCGGCAGGCCGTCAATCTGGTAGATATCCTCGTTATGCCTGATAACCATGAAGCTGCGGTACCAAACGTACCGCGCCTGGTCGCGTTTCGTCGGAGTCATCATGCTTGCCTCTCTGCCGGGGCTGTTCAGACCCCGGCGCTCTTGATGCTCTACCGTGCGAACGACGCACGTGCCAGCCGCTCGGCTTCGGCGTCCACGTAGACGCGGGCCGGAGCAGCGGCGACTGCCTTGCACCGGGCGATAGCGGCCGACAGGGATGCCGCTTTGTGCCAGCACACCAACCCTGACACGCCAGCCGGGCAGGTGCATTGCACGTCCAGGTTGACGATGCTGCCCACGTAGCAGGTGTAGGACTGGTCGCCGGACTGACTGCTCATGACACGGTAGGTGCGCTCGCCGATGCGCCGGGCCACACGGCCGGCTTTGGCGTTCACGTCGGCACGGGCTACCGCGCGCTGCCAAGCCGGGGTGTAGGTCGCTGCAATCTTGATGGTCATCTCGTCTATACTCCACTCTGTATGGGCGGGGTCAATCCGTCCATACCTATATATTAGGACATATTTACACTATTGTCAATAGGTTGGGACGTCATTTTGGCGAATCTCTGTACATTCGTTCGATTTACGGTATACTGGCGCTATGGATCAGATGGTGACAATGACTGAGGCAGCTCGCCTACTCGGCTACCGCCGGAGCAACGTCTACGCGCTGGTACGGCGTGGCGTGCTCACAGCAACGCGCGTCGGGCCACGGAGCATGCTTGTAAGTCGGGCAGAGGTTGCAGCACTGGCGGAACAGGGAAAGCCGGCGCGTGGCCGGCCACGCAAGGTGAGGGGAGCTGACGATGGCACAGCGTAACCGCGCCGCCGGCTACGAGTACAGCGTGATACAGCTACACGCTTCCCATACCCCTTCTATGGTCGCTATCCAACTCAACGAGTTAGATAGCGACGGATGGGAGCTAGTCTCAATGCCTCACCGCCCGAGCACGGTAACGCAGGTAGGTACCTGGCAACCGTGGGTCGTGCTGCGGCGACGCCGCCAGGAAGGCGGCGAGTGATGGCAACGACTGACGATGCCGACCTCTGGCAGCCCTGGACGCCGCAACTTGCACAACGTGTGCGAGTACGGCGCTCTGCGGAATGTCGGAGCAATCACCACATCCTGGACGGCAGCGACGATGGGCGCGTCGGCACGGTTGCCGTGGCGGACCGCCCGCTTGTCACAGACCACGCCTATTTCGTCTGGTACGACCGTCCGGTACCCACAGGCATCATCTTTCCACCCGCTATCACCGGGCAGTATTACGCTGCTTCGGAGTTGGAGCCGGACCGAGGGCGAACCGGCCCCATCCTGGGCCAGAAGATAGCCCGCCCACAAGAGCACATCGTGCTCCGTGAACCGGTATTTCTCACCCAACGAGGCGGCGAGCTTACCCAAAAGTGCTGCGTCAGGGCGTTGATGTTTATTGTTCGTCCAGCGCGAAAACGTCGCTGGACGGAGGCCCGCCGCAGCGTCGGCCTTCATGACACCGCCCTCGCCGCTGACGATGCGTTCCAACAATTCTTGCAGTTCAGGGTAGCGATTCGTTGCTGAATTCATCACGCACGAATGATACGGCTACCTATTGAACTTTGTTAGCTGCCGTGGTACACTCTCATGTGAGAGAATCACCGCGAGGGCCAGGGAGAACGGCAAGTGGCGATCAGGACGCGGCTCTTCGAGCGCTACGTGGAAACCGGGGTGATGACCCAAAAGGAAATCGCTCGGCTCACGGGCTTCTCCGAGGAGTACATCAGCATGGTTCGGCGCGGCAAGAAGCCGATCACGCCGGGATTTATTGCCCGTATCTGCATGGGCCTGAACGCTCCCAGGGATCTCCTTTTCTACGAGAACAACGGCGCGGCCTCAAGCCGAACAGAAGCCCCGGCTGAGGTTGCCACCGGCCCACCACCACGCTTGCCAGGACGCTGATTGAGCGGTCGCAATACCGGCTCTACCGGCTCCTGGCGGGCCAGACGCGAACGCCTCCCCGATCCGTGATTGTGGAGGCAATGGAGGAAGTGAGGCAGGCAAGTGGCCTGCTTTGGGAGTAACAGAATGCCAGCAGAAACCATAACCAGCGTCCGGGCAAAGGTCGTGTGCCAGGGCATCAAGGAGCAGTACAGCAACTCCGAAGTGATCCTGACCGCCGTCCACTCTGAGACCGGCGAGAACGCCGACTTCACAGCGGCGACGCCCTACGGGTACGTGCAGATGGGTATCTACCCGGCCGACCGTCCGGCGGCAACGTTCTTCAAGCCGGGGAAGACCTACTACCTCGACTTTACCGAGGCGCCGGAGTAGGACCGCGACGTCCGGCGCGCGGTGAAGTCGCCGGAACCGTAAACGCAAGGGGCTGTGGTCGCCGGAAACGACCACAGCCGAGAGGAAAGAACATGCAAAGCGTACCACACGATCCACCACCAGGCAACAGCCCGCCCCGCCCAATGTCCACCGGGCAGGCGGCGGCCGAGCTGGGCGTGTCGCCGCGCACGATACGGCGGCTGGTGCTTGCCGGTGAAATCCCAGCGTTCACGGTTGGCGCCGGAAGCATCCGCCACTATCGCATCACGCCACACGCGCTGAAGTCTTACCGCGAACATCACCAGACGACGCGACGGATCGGCGGTGCGAGATGAGCGCGCCCGTCTTATCACTCGCTCGACTCAAGCGATGGCAGCCCTGTCTGAGAGACTACGAGAAGGTCGCAGCGGTGTACCCCGATGGGGTGCCGTTGACCGCCGAGGCAGGAAAAGCCCTGCGAGCGGCGAGCGTGGATGTGCTCTGGGCGGCGCTGCGCCTGCTCACAGCGCAAGGCAGACGTGACTTCATCCTTTACACGCTCCGGCAGCGGCAGCCCCATGTCGTGTCGCTGTTTCTTACTGCTGGTGATACAGCGACCGCCGATGCGATAGCAGCATGCAAATTCGAGACCTGGCGGGACGCGCAAGCCGCGACACCAATCCTCGAATCCGCCTGGGCCAGCGCCTGGGCCAGCGCCTGGGCCAGCGCCTGGGCCAGCGCCTGGGCCAGCGCCTGGGCCAGCGCCTGGGACAGCGCCTGGGCCAGCGCCTGGGCCAGCGC